AAAGGAGAAATAGATTTAATAGGATAAGTTTCAGGAGCATCCTCCTTATACTCTAAATCAGGAACACAATCAATCTTCTCTAGGTCAGCCAAAATAGAAGGCAGCATACCTGTGTTGAACTGTCCTCCTCTGGTAAAGAAGCGTTTCTTACCATCCCATTGTCTACGCTTGTATGCAGGTGTAAACTCGGCTCCTGGGATCTTGAAGCTATATAAGTTACTGAGAGCCTTAAGGATCTTAGGATTATCAGTCTTAAGTCGTGATTTCTGTGTTCCAATCACAATTTTCATACTTTATTATAGACTATAATAAAGCGGAGTTTTTCTATGGCAGAACAAAAGAAGAAAACAGTTGATCAGATGGTAGAGGATATCTTATCAGATATGCCCTACAATGCAAAGAATGTAGTAACCTTACCCTCAGGTAGTGAGGCAACCCTTAGACCTATTACCTTTGAGGAAGAGAAGCAGATTCTGTCTCTGGCTAAGAAAGGTGTGGATCCTTCCATGGTTCTATTAGACAATTGTGTTACTGACATTGATAAGTCTGATATCCTCCTTGTAGACAAAATCTACCTCCTGTTCAAACTCAGGGAGTTATCTTTTGGATCAGTGTACAAGTTTATCGTAGGATGTCCTTCCTGCAAGCAGGAGAATAGAATATCCATTGATCTTAATGATATGCCTGTAGTATCAATGGAGGATCTAGGTAGAGAGGTTGAGGTCGAACTACCTATGTGTAAGAAAAAGGCTGTCGTTAAGCTCGCATCTGTAAACGACGAGAAGTATATTGGTGATTCTGAGGTTCTGATGGATAACCTCTGGAGGTTCATTACAAGCATTGACGGCATAGACAATGACATGGTGATCCAAAAGGTTATTCATAGACTGCCTGCTGGAGATATTAATAAGATGCTCTCCACTGTAATGTGTGAAGGATACGGGTTAACCACTGAGATCCGAGTCCTTTGTTCTCACTGTCAACACGACTCAGTGATGGAGTTGCCTCTAAATAAAAATTTTTTCTCAGCGAGCTAACGGAAAACAATCTAGAAAATCTGTTTAGAGAAGCCTATATATTAACTAGAAGATGTAAACTCTCCTATTCCGATGTAAAGGGCATGGATAGGCAGGAACGCAGCTTCTTTTTAGGGTTCTTGAAAGAAGAACTCATGGCACAAGAGGAATACATAAATGAATCTAAACGGAATAGAGGTCGTTGAAAGACATAATCATCCAGGAACCCTAAGCAGAAATGTCCTAAGGGCTAGTTTTCTAAACAACGGTAGCTTTCAGGACCTTTACGATATCAGTTCTGTAAGCCTTTTTTATAAGTCTCAGAACACTTCTCCTAGCTCAATTCTAGATAGCAGCACTCAGCTAATCTCCGATGAGGCTGCTTCTTCTGTTAGATTCCGCTGGACCGCTGATGCTGGTGAAATATTAGACGAATCTCTGTATACTACAGATGCAGCACAACAATCTTATATTTATAAGACCGGAACTGGTCAATACGCTGTAGTCCTTGATGGAACCCAAAGCGTAACTGGTGAAGATAGGCTTGGTAATGTAATTAGCAATCAGGCAAGCTCAACTGGAAGCTACATTGATGTATGGACTGTCAAATTGACAGCCGCCTCTGATTGGACTATCTTCATCCACGAACTTAAGCTATTCCAAGATAGCCTTATATCCCTTACCGAACCCTTACTTCTTAAATCAAAAACAAGCCTAACCCCTAACAAGATCAGACTTGGTGAAGTAATTGATCTCAAGGTTCCTACCGAGATCACGGTTATGAATCGTAACATCGACCAGAGCGTCAAGAACACTCTAAGCACAGGTATCCTCAAGGATGCTCAGTTCAGAATCCTCAAGCACAACGAAGACTCCAACCTTCCTGCTAGAGTTGAAGTATCGGGTTACAAGGATACCGTAGGTTTGGTAGAGGTTACTTCTGATAACACAATGTTATTAAGCTTTGATACCGCAGTTCTAACCTCAGGTATTGCCGATCTTGGTTCAGGAACAGGAACCTACTCTGTAGAGGCTAAGTACACCTTGCTGAATGAGACAATCATCTCACCGATGATGTACTTCACAGTGCGCTGAGAATAGCGTTAGACCAGTCGTAGGGCTTGTACTCAGAAGCACAAGCTGCTGTAATCTGCTCACCTTCCATCAGCAGTTCATTCCAGTCCTTGTATCCATCAGGAGGGAAGACATGGTTGAAGGTGGGCATACAGCAACGCTTGCGTAGACGCTCGAACCTTTCTAGTCCCTCTCTACCTGCGTCATCATTGTCATAGGCAACGACGATTGGACCTCGATAGTCACGCAGATATCGCATCTGGATGAGAGAAGGGGAGCACCCATTGGTACAGGTAGCATTAAGTCCTGATTCCTTAAGGGCGATAGCGTCAAAAGCACCTTCTGTGATGAAGAGTGGATCGGTACTCTCTGTGTCGTAGGGGAGGAGGACATGGGAGGACTTGACACCTGCTTCGGAGGGGGGATTGAGATACTTTGGAGTTCTGTCTCCGAGGGCTCTGGCAGTGAAGTAGAAGAGTCCATGCTCATCTTCAAAGGGGATAATGAGCCTGCCTGCGTATCGCCCAGAGTCAGCGTAATAGAACCGAGCAGGGTTAAGCATCCTACCACGGACATAAAGATCTGCTGCGCTGTTCTCTTCGATCTGCTTGAATTCTTCATTCTCTAAACTCTTGATTTCAGGGAGGACAATCTTGGCCTCCTCTTGTTCTGGTAGTTGACCGTTCTCGATGCAGTAGCTGTAGAAGATCTCCTTGCCACGGTGATAAGGTACACCACGAATGATGGACACAAGTTGGTAAAAATTACCAGTCTCACCGCTCTTGAAGCATTGCCACAGGCCAGTCTCAAGGTTGACGGACATGTGGCGCTTGTAATCAGAGGTGTCGATTACGGAGTTGCATACCCACTCACGACCACCGCTTTGTAGGCGTCCTTCCTTGATGTTGCTCTGTACCCAGTCCCGTATCATTTCTTGCGTCTTGGTCTTGTCTTACACTCATCGAGCCGTCCCTTGACGATCTCTGGATCATTATAGAGTGGGCAGATGGATTTGTAAGAACACCAGTTGCAGAAATCGTTCTTCTGTGGGTAGAGGTCATCGGACTTACACTTACGGATGGTCCAGACATCATCTACAACAGACTTAATGTGTTGCCTAATAGTCGCCTCGGTGTAGGTAGCTGCGACAAGATTGTTTGATAGAGGATAATAGTGGGCGAAGGTAATGTTTCGTATAGGGACACCCGTAAGCTTGTGTGCTGCGTAGACATAAGATTTCCCTTGGCTATCATTGAAGAGTTCGAATTTGGTCTTCTCTCTTCTGGATGTCTTGTAATCCACGACAAGAATATCTCCTGTTGGTGCTTTGATAATCCTGTCAATATATCCCTCATGTTTGATTCCATCGGCAATCTCCTCTGCGAAATGGTGCTCGACAATAGACTCCTTTGGAAGCTGGGCATTGAACCGAAGGAAGTTCTTGAAGCACTTCTCTATGTCTTTGTTATATTTCTCTGGGAAGCTATACTTATCTTTTATTTCATTAGCCTTTGCCCAAAGCTGGTCAATCGTAGCGGCATTAACACTGTGCTCAAAGACTTCGTGGATAAAGGATCCGAAGTGTAAGGCACCAGTGTTCCCAGGATCAGTGTCTTCGTAACGGTTCACATAGTTATATTTATACTTTAGCCGACACTGACGGAAGGTTTCACGCTTGGAATTACTTATGGTATCACAAAACATCACATCACCAGCGGATAGTAGATCTCGATCTCAATAGCCTCAAAGAAGTCCTGGACTTGTTCGTCAGCATACTTACACTTCTTTGTCATATAGTGATACAGGCTTTTCTTCTTTAAAGGTTTCTTATCAGAAACAGTCTTCAATAGCTTATACTGAAACTTCTTAATAAATGCAGTAGAGAACCTATATCTCCATTTATCAACAAACTTATCACTAAATGTATAATCTAGTAAATCTATAAACTCTATAATTTCATAACTATCAATGCTCATCAGGATTAATAAATATTTATATATTATACCCTGACATGCCCAAGTATTCAAAAAAATCTCCTAACTTTCTGGAGCAGGAACAGAGCAAGCTTAAACAGGCTAAGGAGCTTACTGATCTTGAGCTAGACCTTATTCAGAAGAGAATACCTTCAGTAAACAGCTTATCACCAGGAGACATGTTAAGTTTTTCTTATAATGGATCACCCTTTATGGCTTTAGCTGTATCTAACCAGAGGACGGGTGCATCTAGCACAATATTTACAAATAGGAATACTAAGAATAAGCTTTTCTCTTGTTTTGTGGTTGACCACCTATCTAGTGAATCTTTAAGGGTTCTGCTTTCTTCTCTAGATAAATATAAGGATTACACTAAGATAGCCTCGTACAAGTACATCACCAGCTTGTTTGGATTGATCTTGGGTAAGGACAAATACAGGACATTTATATCGACGGGTAAGATGTCTAACCTTAATAGAATTATTCTACAGGAGAAGAGATAATGGCACTTCCCGCCATAATAGGAGCATTAGGTAGTTTAGGACAAGTAAGCCAAACAGCATCACTAGTTTCCGCTTTAGGTAAAACTGTAGCCGTCGTTGAAGGACTTAAGGTAGTTTTCTCCGCAGTAGGAGAAAAACTGGCAGAGTCTTTAAAGGATATTACTAAAGTTGATCAAAGACTCTCAGTTATTAACTTAGAACTTCAAGATGTACTCCAAGGTAATATTGGGGCATTAGAAGATACTACAGGAGGGTTAACTAACGCTACAAAAGCTTTAACTGAATTAAGAGTTAAAGGTTTTAATCGTAATAATAAGAACTTAGTAGACCTTGCGACTAGACTTAAACTATCTGGACAAAACACAGAAGCTCTGTTCAAGATATCACAATCTCTTCTAGGAGTTGGAGGAGCTACTGAGTCCGCTATAGATCAATTTGCAAGAAATGTAACTGATCTTGCTATTCGATTTGAGACTACCGGGGATAGCATAGTTTCGGCAGTATCTAGGCTAAGTAAAAACTTAGCAGATCTAAGAGTGACTGGTGGTGTAGAAAATGTAACTAACATAACAGCCCAGTTAGCTGCCAGCTTAGGACCAGAATTAGCAGATCAAGTAGGAAGTTTCTTATCTCAACTAACTTCGGCAAGTGCGGATCTAAACCAAGTTGCTAGATTAGGTATAGAGGATCTTCTAGATCAACTAATTTCTGGTGCTAAAATATCAGATCCTACAGCATTTATAGCTGAACTTTTAGATACTGCTAACAGAAGCACTAGGGCCATGGTAGGTGAGACTGGTGAGATAACCCAAAGGCAGTTTAAAGCAGTAAGAGGGTTCGTAGGTGATTTAGGGATTACTTCTATAGGATTAAATGAAGCATTTACAAAAGCCTTAGAATCTGCTAATTCTCAAAAAGAAGGTTCTGATAAAATATCCGAGCTAATAGCGGTATTTAAAGAGAATGTAATGGCTCCGTTTAATCAAGCCGTTGTAAGATTACAACCTTCCTTTGAAAGGATGATAAAATCATTATCATTTTTTGGAGCTTCTATTTTAAACATTGTAGGTGCTTTTGCCCCAGTAATCGCATTAATCTTTAACATAGTAACTGCGGTAGCTGGTATTTTTGGAATGATTGTTAATCTTATAGCCTCAGTCATACAACCTATAATGTCAACCATAGGTGGATTATTTGGTTTCGGTTCTAATCCTGTAGATGATTTTAAAAGCTACTCTAAGGTTTTTGAAACTATAGCGGGAACGGGAACGAATAATCTGAATAGGACTGAAGATATTAAACAATCTAGCATGTCTATTGTTAATATAAATAAAAATCAAAGTGAAATCCTAGAATCAATGAGGGCCACTATGGCAGGGGATTCTCAGAATTTAGACAAGATAGGTATGGCATCAGAAGCTAGTGAGAGAAGGGCCTTACTTGAAAAAATAAGAGAGACCAGTGATATCAGTGAGATAACCAGACAAAATCTTAATGTGGTTGATAGATTATCTAGAAGCGTAGAACTGCAAGGAATAGCAGACCTAGTAGCTACAGCATCTGAGAGTTTAGAATATCAAAGAAGGATAGCTGATCATACTAGAAAAGGAATTCCAGCACCAAAACCCCCAGGTGCAGTTAAGAATTAATATAAAGGACAGACGAAATGGCACAAGAAATACTTGATAGAAATTTAGAAAATAGATCAAAATTAGTCTTCTCATTTAGAAAAACTAATAGTCATCAATCTATCATTAGGACTCTTCATTTTGCTGAGAATATAGATGTTAAAGAGTCTGTTAGAGCGAATTACTCAGAGTACACTCCTCTAGGTAATAATGGATCAGTATTCGCATACTTAGGATCACAATCTAGAGACATCACGGTAGACTTTCAAATAACTCTTCAAAACATAATGGAGCATACCTTAATAAAGCCTCCAACTCAAAAGTCTAAGTCTAAGATAACAAAGAGTTCTTATTTTCAAAAAGCTAAATCACCCTTTGATAGTGTAAGTAATTACTTTAACAAAAGCCACAAGAGTATTCAATCCAATATAGAACACTTCGCAAATCAATTTCTAAACAGCATATCGTCCGATGGTGCTAACAACGAATCCCTAGAAATTGCTTTAAGAGAGGGTAGAGAGAATAGACTATCCTATGGAATAACCGAAGGAACTTCAGCACAGACAAGATCAGTGTCAATACTTAAAGTAATGTATTGGGTTAATTTGATAAGAAGTAGCGTAATGACAAACTCGGCAAAGCCTTCCTTAGGACCTCCTATAGTATCTCTTGTGCATGGTATACTTTATCAAAATGTTCCATGTATAGTAACTGATTACAACATCAGCTATGACAGCAATGCAGGACTAGACGAGGTTACATTACTTCCAAGAAGATTAAAGGTAAGTTTAAAAATGAAGGAAGTTAGGCTTAGGGGACAATCCTTTGATCCCTCGGATGATCAGAACAGAAATATGATGCCAGGGTACGAATCTTTTATAGAGGATGGATTCGCTACATTTGATCCTATGAATTCTACATACTTCCCTAGTGATGGAGCAAGCATATGATTTACAACAAGTCTAGATACAACTACGGAGTTTCTACGATAATACACAAAGGAAAACCTGTAACTACATCTTTAGGGTCTAGCATGGACGATTTTATAACTAAGCTAGACAGTAGCTTTTCATTTGAAGTAGGGTCTGTACCAGTAGAGCATGAATACAGACCTGATCTTACATCTTATATTTTCTATGATACTGTCACTTTATGGTGGATGCTTCTACAGTATAATAACATAGAAGATCCTTTTGAAGGATTTGGAGCGGGAGAGGTTATAAAAATTCCAAATATCTGATGGTTATATCAAACAATTTATTCGATGTAGAAGAATCAAACCCTTATGGATTAGGGGTTAATGCACCTTATGTAATTTTATATAACAACCCCAAGGATATTGAAAAATCAATAATATTATCCCAAAGCCAAGGAACTCTGCTTTCGTATGTTGAGGATCTAAACCCTGATAACGGAAACTATGAAATAGTATTAGAGTTGATAGATCCTGATGGGTTATTTATGTCAAAGATGTTTTCATTTCACAGAAAGCATATTAAAGAGTTCTTTACAAAAATGACAGGGAATCTGGATTTACCTGATGGTATATTTAGAAAGATACTAGACGAAGAAATAAAAAAAATAGTAGTACCTCCTAAAATAGAAAGAGAAAGTTCAATTGAAGTTCCTCAGAAGTTTAAATCTGTAGATGAACTTTCTCTTGAACAGTACACATCGGAGGCACAACTTGCTCTAAGCCGTATTCAAAATACTAGTGCCTCTGGAAATGAAGACTTAGCCGCAATTCAATACGCCATTGAAGACCTCGGATATAACCCTGAGATTTATATGGAGATCGGCTTCGGCCCTCCAGAAGTAACACAAGGCTATGAAAACAGGTCAAAAGCTAGAAAGCTTAACATTATAAAATTAAGCATAAGCCAAGATTCTGGAAGAGATCAAGTTGTAACAGTGGTTCTTGGACCTCATCCAGAAACTTCAGAGAGAGTTAACGATTTCCCACTAACTCCATTTCAAACACGCTCTGAAGAAGGGGGCATAAGTTATTTTCCAGACTCCACAGGATCAATACCTTATGTATTACTTGAGGGTATTTTTAAAAACAGTGCTCAGTATCAAACTCTAGAAAAAAGTAAACTACCTCTAAAAGAATTAAAACAGGACAATTCTTCAATCCTAGTCTCAATGCTTGAGAACCTTTTACATGATTATTTGAAAGGTTCGGGTACACTGCCTTTAGTATTTTTAGCACCACAGTTAGATGCTAAAATCAGAGAAGCAGTTGATCCTGACTCTAAAGGGTTTTTAAACGGAGAAGTAGTCTCCAGACTTGCTAGAGCATTAAGAGAGTGTTTCATAGAAGTTGTAGCAGATCAAAATGTGTTATCTAAAACGATCATAGAGTTAGACAATGATGCGGCTGTAGTTGTTGATAGTGCTGACCTAACTCTAAATCCAGGAGAATCTGTTCTTCGAGCAGGTGAGCTATATTTAAAGTGGAGTTTGAAACTGAGAGTTAATGATGATTACAGCAAAATAGAAAACGCAAGAGCAATTATATCAGCATTGTATAAGAAGTTTAATGTTGTACCAAACGATATAACACATACAGTTGTAACATCTACTGATCATAAAAAAATGATCGTAAGGAAGCTATTCGAGAATGAAACTAAAAGTGAAAAAGTAGCAAACGAAAGACAGAGAAGACAGAATAGAAGAAGAGGTACTAACTTAGGAGAAACCGTAACGACTAGTTACTTTACTAATTATTATGCTTCTAAGGCTAAGAGAACTGAAACAAGCACTTATATTCCAGGAAGATTTGAAGATCCTTTAGCTAAGTATTTCAGAGCGGACTACTGGAAAGATCCAAGAAAGTATTTAGGAATAGATTCAGTTAGATATACGGATGTAGGAAGAATTACAGAACAGGATTACATAGACGGAAAGATTTCAGACATACTATTGATTGGAGATGATTTTTTCATAAGAAGTATTATATACCCACAGGACCCAGACTTCGCGGTTGGGTCTTATGAGAAGTACATTGAAACTCTTGCTAAGATATCAGAACCCTTAAAATCAAAACTATACTGTAATGCATTTAAGTTTTTATCTATGACAGGTAAGGACACTTATACTTATTATGATTACATAAAAGAATTTAATGATAAGATTTATAAATCTGAGATTGGAGTAAAAAGCTCAGGGCTAGTTCCTGACGAATTTTCTATGTTTGTGACAGAGATAGAGCAATCGTATCTTACTAAAATTCCTATCTTCATAGCTAATAAAGAAAATTCAAATGTCATATCTATAACTTCAAAAGAGGACGGGTTTGCTTTTGCGGAGTTCAGCAAGTTTTTCTCAATAACCAAGAAGGAGGGTATAAAAAGTATATATGAGGTTTTGAGACCCGTTAGAGGTGAATCAAAATACCTATTCAAACTTACCGATGAAGAGATTGATAAGATTGTTGATAGGATAATGAGAAATACTTTTAACAATGTCTCTATGGTAAGGACTATAGAGACATTAACTAATTCTGATGATGCACTAAGCGATACAAACCCTGAGATAAGAAACTTAAAAGAATACTACAAGACCTTTATAGAAGAGATAAAAAAATCAAAGCTTATTACAAACAAGAATGTAGATGTACAGGAAGTAGTTAACTACCTTACTTACTTAGATAATCTAGGAAAACAAACGAGAACTATTGTATTAAAAGTTCCTCCTCAATTTTATATAAGTTCTTTGGAAACCCTTAGACTTCCAGTTATGCTATTTCATGAAAACCCTTTTATAAGCACTGCTTCTAGTCCCTTCTCTAAAAGAAGTGTTTTATCAGGATTGTACGAAGTAATAGGGTACAAACATACCATAACTGACTCTGAATGTTATACGGAGTTGGTTCTTCAAAGGAATCCCTTGTCTGATTCTTACAGCCTTAAGGCAAGCATATAATATAAATACCATGAATCTTTACACAGCAGTAGTTACAAGTGTTAGTGATCCTCTGGATCCTACACTAATATGGTGCAGGATCTTAGGATCTGAATTAGGTGCTGATGAAGGTATTCCTGTTCTATACACAACTCCCTTTAGCCGTAATGGAAAGGGAAACGGTGGAGGCGGTTTAACAGCTTATCCAACAAGAGGAGATCTTGTACTTATAGCTCAGGCAGATAATGATGTTACTTTCTTTTACATGTCAACAATAACAGGTATTGCTACTTCTTCATTAGAGAATGGAATAACAAACTACCCATCTGACAAAGACTTGGCTTCTCATGATATAGGTAAAAGAACTATTTCTTTAAGGGATAATGTTGGAGGGATGTTTGCTTTAGTTGAGAAATCCAGTGATTTAGTTAAAAAATCATACGCTGTAATATCTAATGGCCCTGAATCTATTACCCTGAACAGGCAATATCAGAATGAGTCCATTCACCTTAGAACTAGAGGAGGAGACACCCAGATAAGAATGAACGGACCTAGAAAGTTCTCAGGAGTTGATCATGGCCCAGGCTCTTTACTTGTTCAGGGTGAACGCAATACTGTTCTTAAAAGCAAGAAAGGTAATGTGAGGGTAGAAGCTGCGGCTGAGGCTAGGTCGATTATGATCAAGAACAACGCTCAGTTCATCGGCATGAATGTGTCTAACGCTACTGATCCCTTCTCTGGGCAAGTAACTGTAGAATCTCTTTACAACCAAATATGCCTCAGAACATATGGGTACGGGCAGTTCTCAAACCCAAACAACGGTATCTTCTTGCAAGCAGGACTTACTCCCGTTGTGGCTGTGCCTGATCCTAGCGTAAAGGCTAGGTATCCTTTAGGAGGAGCAATTCAGACTCATGCCGCAAATATAAATCAGGTTATAGCTGGAGGACCCACTCCTTATCCTGGCGTCAGAGTTGATGGAAATACGGGTGTTATAGATATTCAAGGAAGTGTAATCAACCTAAATGCGATTGGTGCTGTAAATATTAATGGATTATCAATTAATATGCAAAATGGTGTGGCAGGGGCACCTATAACCCCTCTTCCAACAAACCTAGACGCACAACCACCAGTACCAGGAGCAGGCTAAGATGGCATCAAACCCTAATATATTCGGAGAAAGCTTTCCCGTAGGATCAAACTCTATACCAACCTTCGGAGTACCAGCATGTATGATGGAGCTTGGTTTAGGGGCATTAAGCCTGTTGCCTGGGGATGCTTTAGGCACAATCATGATGAGCATGAACGAAGGTGTTCTTGCTGCTAGATCAGTTATTGCTGACATTAAAGCTGAGATACTTGAGTTCCTAGGTCTTGCTCAGGATGAGGTTGGCGGTCTAACTTTCTTTAAACTAGATTCTAGCTGGGCAGCACTAGGAAACGCAGTAGCGGCTGTGGCTGGAGCTATCGCATTCGTTGATGAACTAGCTAGTACAGCAGCAGCCATAGCCGAGGACATAGAAGGTCTTAAGGACTGCCTCAGAGACTATGAGACGCATTTACAGAGGCAAAGAGGTAGCGATGTAGCACTAGCACCAACAGAAGCTCAATTAGCCTTATATCAGTCTCAGATAGATGCTGCGGAGCAGTTCATTAGCGATGCCACTATAATCATGGGCAACATCGCAGAGATACTTGCAGGTAGGGAGTCTGGGATATCTCCAGACCCATCATCCCTTCTTCTTGATGGGGTAGAGGGTGAAGACGGTATCTTTAGACTAACCTATGGTCCTCCAAAATCAACTAAAGGTTCTTTCATATTGTCCGTGGACGGTCTGTACTACGACTCTCAAAACAGAACCTACGCAGCCTCTGGTAATGTTCCCACTATAGAAGACCTACCTTTCATTCCTAATTCTTCTAAGTGGAAGATGGATCACGCACCTAACTTAGGTGGTCGAGGCACTCAGCTTACTGTTAGAGATCTTAATAGGTATGTTGATACGATCTTAGACATCGAGAAGATTGATGAGTCTGAGCTTCTTAAAACCTATTACAGCAAAGATCACTTGCTAGAAGTTCTGCAAGGAAACAAGAACTTAATCATCAGCCAACTGGATTCTCAAAGAAAAGAGATTCAAGCTATTTACGGAACTAGCTCTGCCGTTTACATCAACATACAACAGCAGATATATTCTGAGATAGAGTTGTTTGATAATAAGATACGAAGAAGAAAGAAGCAGATTGAGCTTGCGGTTAAGGCACCTGATCTATTCGGCATTGATACGGTGTATGCCCCAGGAAAAGTACCTGTAAACGACTTCAGCTATCTTAGCAAGATACACTTAGACATCGCTCTAGAAAAGCAGAGGAGACTAGTCTTAGATCAAGGTGAGGTGAGTGGAGTCGTCCTTCCATTCAAACCAGTATTTGTTGGCAAGGAGAATGCAAGCAACAGTGCTTCGCTGGCTTACCTAGATGTTAACGAAAACATTACTGGATCTCTTGCAGATATAGGAGGTTATGAAGAAGCACAATCTTCAATCGCTCCCGTATTGACATTGAATGATCCTATCGTAACTGATAAGCTAATATCCGTATATAACTTCCTGGACACTGAAATAGAAGCTAATGGCTCAGAGTTTTACAATGTCGCAAACTGCACTGGGGATTCCAAACAAGACATGCAGCTTGTAGCTAAGACAAGGGCAGAAGCTTTCCCTAAAGGTTTAGCAATACCTAGATTTAGCGGCATAGTAAAGTTTGACAAGGATGACAATACTTTTATTAGAAGGAAGGAAGTAGGAACTTATGGAAGACTTCCTGCTACAGCAGAGCTACAAAATCTAATGTACGATCCTAGCGGTTGTTCCTTCGACTTCTGGATTCACATGCCCAACTTTACTTCAAGTAATAACGACTTCGAGATTAAGGTTTTTGATAATGGGTTAGATGCCTCGGCAGAAGTAAGCTCCTTGAACCTATATCAAGATAATGCTTCTTGGACGGACTTCAACTTCTTCAAGGCAATTATTGCTAACGAGAACACGGGTGGTGTAGAGGTTGGAGATTCAGGATCTGTAATCAACGACTTCACAACTGACCATACTCGCGGTATGTTTATAGGGTTTACACGGGCTCCTATTTTTACTGTTGGAGCGGTAGATGTAGATGGCGATACTGAGATTGATTACCCAGACCCTCCCGGCACCTTGAACCCTATTGATAATTATGGAACTTATCTTGCAGCAAGGGACACACCTGGAAACACTTATTTTGTGATAGCACCCATGCAATCATTCTCAAAGGGTGGCTGCTCGTTTATAAGACTAGATGACTGTGAGGCAGATAGATCCATGTATAGAGGACTGGCTGTTCCTGTAACTACAACTACTACAGGAGGGACTTCCTTTAACGACACTATCAACACCTTCGTTCATACTAACATCTCGTTCGACTTCTCTAAGGACACTCTGACCGTTTACCTAGATGGTGAGAGGTTGGTTCAAAGTTCCATATCATCTATCTTTGGAACTGATCCAGGAAAACCTCTTCAGATCCCTAGCTTTAAGAAGCTAGGTGATGTAGCGAGCTTCGACTACCCTGGGTCCATACCTGAGTCTGAGTCTAAGGACTTCATCCAAGGTCCTAGGAATGACCCATTCTTTACTCCTTGGATTATAGGTGGGGGATGGACTGACGGAATACCTTTACAGATTACTGGCAATCATCCTACTAAAAATCCTGCTGATTACGACCTAAATGTGAGAGGTTATACTGGAAGTGTTGGGGACTATGTTCTAGACGCATCTTCTATACGGGGAGGATTCTCAGGACCATCCAACGGATTGTATAGTGGTCTAGGAGGTCACTTAGGAAGTTTAAAGATTTACTCTAAACCCCTATCTACTAATGAGGTTGTAAAGAATTACGAAGCACACCGAGGCTTCTTCAAGAACATTCAAACATAGGAGGAATAATGGTTTTATACGGCATAACACCCACAAAGCAGACAGTTAAATCCATTACCTCTCCTGTAGATAACAGTATTTACGGGACTAGATTTCCTTTTGGTAAGGGAGGAATTTTATTTAAGAAATCCTCTAGAAAGGAACTTCTTATGGGGCAGATAAGGCAACTAATGTTCACTAGCCCAGGAGAGAGAGTATTCCTTCCTAATTATGGAATAGATATTAGATCGTATGTTTTTGAACAGCTTGATGATTCTGTAATACAGAATTTAAAAACTGAGATATCAAATCAAATAAGGCTTTACATACCAAACTGTAAGGTTTTGTCATCAGATGTTAAGACAGACGATTCTATTAATACTGGAATTCCTACTTTAGTAATCTACCTTACAATTAAAGAAAAAGATACTAATGAGATAATACCTATGGAGTTCATGACATGAGTAACATACCTTACACTAACGCGGGCTCAGACTTTATGAAGTCTGTTATCTTTAAAGAGGACGAGAAGACCTCTTTAATTGATTATGCGGGCACCGATTTCCTAACCCTTAGGGATAATCTAATAAACTATATCAAAGCTGTATATCCTCTAGACTATGACCTATTTGCTGAGTCAGATCTAGGCATGATGTTTGTAGAGATGATTGCTTACATGGGTTCGGTCATGTCAATGAAGACCGACATGATAGCTCATGAGATGTTCTTAAAGACGGTAAAGTCCCCTGCAAACCTTAGAAAGATTTTCGACATAATTGGTGTACGATTGAAAGGTCCTGGATCAGCGGCAGCGAAATGTACGGTAACTTCAGATACTGCCCTATCTCCAGGAGGATCCTTAACTATAGAAGCACCTAGCAGAGTGTTTCAGGTGGACTCTGCTCTTGACGGGCAGCCAGTAAACTACACGCTTTACACTGCAACCAACGGGTTTATAGACGATCCAAACGAGAACAACTCAGTAATCCTATACGAGAGTGATAGTGATGCAGGAACTGAATGGTCTAACACCGTATTGATTGAAGGATCACTTGCTGTAGACACGGGTGTATTCTCAGATGTTGATGTTCTTAAGCAGGTTACTTTAGAAAACTCTCCCGTAGTAGATGGAAGTATACAGGTATTCATTCAGTCTGACACAGACTCTAGTGGTGTTTATAATGAGGTAAACTCTCTTCTATCAACATCCTCGTCTGACATGAAGGTTTTCCAAGTTGCTTACACTGATGATTTCGTAGCAACTATACAATTCGGTGACGGTATCACTGCCGTTCTTCCTCCTACCAACTCAAACTATATCATAACTTACAGAGTCGGCGGTGGTCAGAGAGGTAACGCACCTTCAAACTATCTCAACGCTTCAATTGATTCTTTAGAGGGTTCTTCACTAGCAGTTATAAACACGGAACCTTTTACAGGAGGTGTGGAATCAGAGTCTATTGATCACGCTAAGAAGTATGCTAAGATGGTGTACAAGCAGCAGGATCGTTTAGTGTCTTTGGATGATTACATCTCCTTTGCAAATACTTATAAGGATTCCATAGGAAATGAAGTGAAGGCAACAGCAGTAACAAGAAAAGCTTTTAGTTCAGCTAATGTAATTGATGTTTACTTGCTTCAAAGAGCGTCATCTACTCAGCTAAAAAAAGCATCTCTCTCCTTCAAGTCTGATATGCTACAGGCTATGGAAAAGAAGAAGATGTTGACCGATGATATTGTTCTAGTAGATGGTCTTATAAGGACAGTTGACCTAGAAATACTTATAACTCTTGATAAGAGATTCGAGAACAAGGAAAGTGATATCAAGTCTAACATATCTAATGTTGTCTTAAATTACTTCAATGTAGATAATATTGAGTTCGGACAATCCTTCGTGCCTTCCGAGATTGAGAAGGAGATCTTCTCAAATGTAGATGAGGTTCGTCTTGCTGAAATCACAAACTTCACTGGAAAGGCTACTCTTGATATCAATGAGATTCTACAACTAAACAACTTTACCCTGACGATGAATTATGTCTAGAAAGTATAGCAGAAGAAACTACCACGAAGCTCTTGAGAAAATCCTTCCTGATATTTACAAGGAGGAGGATCTCAAGTTAGCTAATGAGCAGGAGGAGTTGGCATCTAAGATACTGTATGCCGACATGGATTATGTTATACGATTCGATGTCATAACTCCTCTGGTAAAAAGGTTATCTGAACAAACTACCTTTAGTTCATTAGGGTTGAGTGGTTGGAATACTACTGACTATACAGACAGGTCCCTAACCTCTGTTTATACAGGTTACTCTGAGGGTTTGATAAAGCACTTCATTCCTCAGAACAAACTAACATACATTGAACCAAACGAGTTCAATATAGAGATTATGTCTCCCTTAGGGTATGACATAAACGACTATGCAACCTCAGCAGATTTTGTTACTTTCTTAAGCGGAACTTTATTCCCTAAGCTTAAGCTTGGAGAAGGGCCTTCTTCATCTGAATCATTAGCTGATTATGTAACAGAGCTTGACGGAACTTTCGGCTCTGATTACTCTGAGGTAGCATCCTATTTAATAAACTCACTAGGACTTTTCCAGCTACTAAACTACAACAGAAATACAGTAGGCATCCATGCAATATATGCTAAGTTCCTAGAGTTAGCTTCTAATATCTTCACCGAGAAGCTATATGTAAAAAAGGAACCTGTAACGCTGGAAGACGCTATTAATGTTCTTACAGAGATAAGCTTCGCGTTCCCTGTTGTGTTTCAATACCAGTGGGTAGATGAGTTTAAGGTTGATCCTACAGAGACTTTCCTCAGCGGAACACAGTCCCTAGAAAAGAGAAAGACTTGGAACTCAATCCTATATGGTATTACAGACGAGGAACAGGATGATGCTTTTACAAAAGAGTTTTACATAAACTACTTTGAGAGTAAGAACGATGACCTAGTTCCTTATGTAAAGCAAGGTCCCTTCAAGAAGTTCTTAAAAGCTCTAGGTTTCGTTATCGGTGATTTGGATAATCAGATCCTATCACTTAAGACTTTAAACTCTATTGAAGAGTGTCCTCCTAAGTATCTTCCTTATCTAGCTGATCAAGTTGGTTGGAAGTTCTACACTAGTAATGTCGATTCTTGGAGAAGGCAACTTAGAGACTCTAGAAACTTACTTAAGAAGAAAGGAACTAAGCAAGGTTTGATTGATCTTATGAAGTCTATACTTCCTGCTACGGAAGTGGACTTCGATAATAACTTCTCTGAATACTACGAGTCTTATATACCAAACCTGATCTACTACCTCCTCAAGACTGAGGCAGACGAGCTTCAATCCTTTGATGACTGGAATCAAATAAAAGCAAACGAATACGCTGGTGGAGAGATTAACTATGACGATCTAGATGAAAGTATTAGGTTCGTAGTAGATCATACTCTTCTCGAAGCAGTACACAAGTTCCCTGACCTTTTCTCCGTAAAGGGTTACAAGTTCGACACTACACACCCAGACTTCGTATTCAACTATAGAGGAAGGGATTTTCATATACCTCCTTTTGAAGACGAGAGATTCTACAAGGACTGCGATGTAACTTATGATCTGATCTCATTCTTCAAGAGTAAGCTAGTATGTCTTGGAGTAGAGGATTCCATAGCAGACTCCTTCGAGTCTTACATACTTCAAAATACTATTGAAGGATATCAGGAACCAGACCTTTACAACAACGGGTTCCTATTCCTAACAAAGTATCTAAACACTGCTCCTAACTACGATAGGATTATACAAGACTACGACCAGAAGTTCTACGACTATCTCCCATTGTGGAACGGTAAGTCTTCTCAGTTTAATCTAACAGTTTCTTCTGGAGCTTTTGACGACAAGTTCTTTGTGCAGACTGCGTACACTACGGAAGACTTTTTCGAGTCTTTAAAAGCAATCCGTGATTTCGTACCAGCTAAAGCAATAGAGAGGATCAACATCAACCTTGAAAATGGTGATGTCCTGTATCCTTATGTCAAGATGCAGCCAAGGATCACTACATCCTTTGCGGACTTACCTAATGTAAGCGGTGCGATGGCTTCCTTTGAGCTTTCTACTCTAGACATGAGAGATGCCTCTCTTGGTTTACTAGGAACTCATATAGACCCCTCCTATGATTTCGCTGGAGCTAGGACAACAAACAACCATGAGAACCTTCCTGTATTCACTAGGGACAGGGTTTTATTTGGTAGGACCTCTGATCAGGCTGCGTGGAAAGATACAAGTGGCATATACAATGTTAGTGGTCCTTACGGAGAGGTAGCACCTAGATCAGCTTCCAGAAGAAGAGACTTCCAAAAGAACCTGTCAAAAGGGCAGATCTTCAGAAGAGACGGGTTCAACCCTCCCTCGTTCCTAAATGTAAGAACAAAAGGATCAGCGGAAGGTGTATCTACCTTTGGATCCTTAAGTTCCTTAGTTGAGTTTGTTCCCCTTGGTCTAATACCTAGCTCTCAGGAGTTCACTACAGTACCAGACCATAAGAATGTACCTGATGTTTACAATGAGTGTGAGGACACAACATCAAACAATGTCTTCAATGGAATCAGAAGCAAGTATACCTTTAAGATACGAGGGGACAGGGATGCTTTAGATATTGAACCTGTTCCTGGGATTATAGATGATCTCGTATACAAGTACAGGGACAATATAGAAGACATTTACAAACTTATATTTGAGCTAAAGGATGAGGAGCTTCGTATAAAGGCAGAGCTAATCTTAAAGCATAATGCTCACCTAGTAAAGAATGGTATGTGGAAAGATGAGCTTGAGTCATTTAAAAACAAACTATGGAACGGATTGGATTATTCCATAGAGGAGGAGTTCAACAAAATAAAGATGGACTTCTACCAAAGAGTGCCCGCAGAAGACAACAAGCCATTCAACTATTTATATCTAAATGATTATGTCAAGTACGGAAGAGGGAACATCTCAAACTCTGTGCTAGATGATTTAGAGTATGGCGGTTCTTCAATCGTATCTCACATATACGGTCCTATCTTTTACAACGGTATGTTGAAGGTGGACGGGTCATCTATAGGAAAAGTATATCAGTCAGTTCAAGTCGGTAGGGATACTTTGTTTGATGACAACATAGTTCTTAACAACAAGATACAGTCCTTAGATCAAGACTATGAGTTCCTGATCAGACATGCCGACACAGAGCTTACCGATAATTATTTCCAAGTAGGTGTTGCACCTGAGGAATATACTCCTAACTTCCTTAGCGGTGTAGAGATAGTTACCTTCAGAAACTCAAACCAAAATAAAATGTCTGTGTACGACCTTTCTTCAGACGAAGGATTTCTTGAGAAAGAGTCTACACTACTAGACGGTAACTTAATAAACCTGAAGTCCCGTGATTACTTGCCAAGGCTACGGTTCACTTTCAATCATGGCCCTGACGGATCAGCGGGTAACTTCCTAAGACCTGATCATAAGTTCTCAGTTGAAGTAAGCTCTCTATTCCTTAACGAAGATAACATGAACGCTGGAGGTAGGAGTGCATCTGTTTGGATTCATACAGATATCGAAACGGATTATTACGGTAACAGGCACTTCTGGAACTACATGCCTAACGGAAAGTGGGAACGAATTGAGGCAAGCTCTATAGAGTCTCAAAGCGGTATCTCATATGTTAGAAACAATTTAGTACACAACTTCTTACATCCTAATAAGAAGATTGAGAACAAGGGCTCTAAAGGATGTTACATAGACAATGTTGATAGAGAGGTTCTTTACTCTCTGCACAACTCAGACTTTGAAGTAAACAAGGTAGAGTTTAACACCTTAAACAGAAAGATAAAAGTTCCTCTTTCTTACTATCAGTATAAGAACCAAGTACATAGAGCCGATCAGAGATACATGATAGAAGTGTTCACCCAGAACACTCCTGACGAGTCTAAGTTCTGGTCATTTAAAGGTCTTAGATGCGTTGATGAGACCATGAGTAAAAGGGCTAATGTTAAAAACACTTTCAATATTACCGATTACTCAGTAACTAGAACCCCTACAAATAAGAAGATCGAGTTCTTCTACCCAGACGGTACACGGGTTCCTTTAGGCACAACCTTGTATGCTCAGTTAGATGGTTATCTCTATAAAGACAACGATAAGATTACAACTTCCGTATCTATCAACGGTCAAAGAGTGCTATATGAAAAAGTATTCATAGGTTTCGTGAACTTTGTCACTGCTCCTCTAGGAAGTGTTAGCACCCAGCAAACATCGTTTGAAGGTTACTTAGTTGTTAATGGTTACACTGCTGGAGATTGCTTAAAGGTAGACGGAATTTCAGAAGACGCAGAGCTTCAGTTCATCTTAGACAATGTAATACAGGACTCCACCGCTGCTCAGTTAGGAGTTGCAAATAATGATGTTATTCAAGCGGTTAACATTAGAAAGGCACAGAGAAAACCCTATGGAGGAACTGCTTGTAGATTTGAATACGGTTATGATTCAGATGTAGGTGAGACAGAGTTCACAGTAAGCTCTGTAAATACACAGCACCCCTTTGGTAGCTCCTATGTTGTATTATCTGGTAGTAATCTTCACAACCGTTATCCTACAAGAATGGGTGCCTCTTATATTAAAAATGATATAAAAGGATCTCAGATATATGAAAACGGATTCATTACATATGATCCCGAAGACCCTGTAACTTATTTAGGAGCATCGGCAGTATGCGTAGTAGGAACTGAGACCTCAGGCTATACCGATACTGATAGTTACGACTCCCAGACATACCTTCACCCTTACTTTATAAGTGACGCTAAGAAGATAAGGTATGAGCAAGACTACAACCTAAGTGAAGACCTAGTATTCTACTCTCCTTCCGAGAATGATATTAATGATCACTTTGTTGTATTTAGCTGTGCATTTAGACCAGGGGGCGATGCTCCTCCTGTTATTGAAATGGGTATAGGTATGGGTGGCTTGTCACCACACCATGATAACCAAAGAATAATACAGTTCCAGTACAACGCTTCTGATAACGGACAGTGGGCAGAGCAAGGCACCGTTACTGTAAGAAGACCTGGGTTAGAGGTGGGGGATGCGGCTCAATCACCTCTTGGATTTGTAGGGGATTCTGCTCTCGGATTATTTGTAGATGGACAGATACAGCCAAATAGCACCTCTTCTGTTTACTTTGCTAGTGTTAATGATCATGTCAAGGCAGGGTATGCAGGACTTTATTCCTTTGATGACGGTTGGAAGTTTATGTACTTCGCTTTAGATGTTGACAAACTAAAGGAATATGCGGAAAAGGACCCTGACCCATTTTACAACAATGCACAGTTATACGCATTAGAAGCGTTGGATACACCTGCTAAGATATCGTTGGGCTTGTTTTACAACACTCAGAGTACGGATGATATCCCTGCTGCTTCTAGAAAAGGTTCTATTGATCTAGGTCATCTAGGAATTCACTCTGAATACAAGCCTGATACTTATCAGTTCTCTCTGGATTCCTTCTTAGATACAGAAACCAACCAAGCTGCATTCCCTGTGATAGAAGGAGTTGATAAAGGAAACTACATAACATCTAGCGTCGAGTATACTTATCCTATGGATCCTAAGAAATTAGTGACCATGTTTAGATTCTATAATTCAATATCAGATGAGTTACAGTCTAGAGACTCGGCTAAAACTGAATTGCTATACGGACCTAACGGAGGAGGAAGATCAAACTACAGAATCCACCCCAGCGAATTTGCTACGGACAGGTCTAAGTTCCTTACTACAGGAACCATCACTGAGATAAATATAACAAACTAATGAAAGGGCATGTTGAGATATTCGAGGTCGTAGACGGTAACAAGAAACTAGTTTACGAAGAAGACAACCTTATAGTTGATGGGGCTGGTGAGACTATTGTGGATGTCTTGACCTTCTCTCCAGGGTATGCATTATCCAGTGATGATATAAGCACGACAGCAAACACCGTTGTTGAAAGAGCATTAGATACATCTAACTTTGTAATACGCGCCATGACCTTTGGAAAAGGATCTGTAGGTTATAGAAGTAACTCTCATACCTACAAGAAGCATAATCTAATACCAAGCTCCGAAGCTATGGGAAATTTAGATTATTATGGGGCTAGTGGCATTAAGACTTTTGGAAAGCATAGGATAGATCTTTCTAGCGATGTCTTCAAGATCACCTCAACCTCTGCTAACAACGGAGGGTATGTTGAGTGGTCCTCTGGCTTATTTGATACAGACTACTTTGATACTTTAGGACTTCTCCCTAAAAGCTTTTCTCTAGATATAAAGGTAGATCTAGAAGACCCTCAAGATACTTACTTCTTAGACCCCCCTGACGGTCAACCACAAAACTTCTTCTCAACAATAGAGATTGTTAGTAATGAAAGAAACTATGTTTACACGATGCTTTTCCTTCCACCTGATAGAGCTACAGCCGCCGCCCAGCAGGGTAAGTTATATCAGCTTCCTTCTGATTTAGTAACAGCGTCTACAGCTTACGGAAATACTCATTGCGCTAAAGATTTAGGAAACGGGTGGTACAGAATTCACTGTGTTCTACAGGAGCCAGCGTCTTACACTTCGAGTGATTTTAAAATAAGATTCTATCCTTGCTCAAATATAAAATTCAATAAGGTGAATAGTAACTGGCCTCTAACAGGGTCGATGCTTATTGCTAGACCTTCCTTAAATGTAGGGAGTCTTCCAGTAAACTACTACCTCCAAGGGCAAGGTATAACCACATCCTCTACAGAACTTCAAGGGTCTTTCCCACTAATACCTTCTTCAGTAATAGCCAAAGAAGAAGGTATTTATATGACCAATGATTTAGGAACCATAACCAATGCAAGTCTAGGTTACAATGTTTCAGCATCACTTCCAAACATGCCTCATCCTAATGACACTAGGCTTGAACAGGATGTGGTAACCTCCTATGGAGAGTGCGTGGATGCTAATGTCGATTTCGGTCACAACGCAAACCTCCTTCAGTTTGTTAACAATGGAGATGTTTCCAAATACAACACAAGAAGATATCTTGATTCAAGTTGGACATTGTTCGGAACACAATTCTCCAACATGCCTATCCAAAAAGATTTTAGGTGGTTTGGATGCTACGCTGATGAAACCAACGACCCTGCATACCTTGTAGATGATTACACTCAAGCTTCATACGAGTCTCCACTAAGGACAAAGACATCTTCAGGAACTAGAATAAACTCTCTTTCTAGCATGGATGATAAAGGTTATCTAAGAGCTTATTACAAGACTTTAGGAGAGGCTTCTGATAGCATAGCTAAACTGTATGTAAATGCGGAGTCTGATTTCTCTTCCACTGGTAAGGTAACTTACTCGGTCACACTAAATGCGGTTGATAGGGACATGCTTAACTATTTCGGTGGAGTATTTGAAATGGGGCTGTATACCCTAGACCAGAAGCAAACGAGGAAGAATGAGGGCATAGACTTCTCTAGATCAATTGATGTAGATCCTATAGATGGAGACGATCTATCATTTAGACTCTTCGCTCAGAAGTCTTTCAACTATGATATTACACATAGCGATTCGTTCACAAATACGGATTCTTTAATTATAAATTGGACTATTGATTTCCTATGAAAGGTTTAGTAACAGTAACAAAAGTATACAAGGACGGTACTAGAGAGCCCGTCTGTATTAATAAACCCAATACCTTAACTCATGGGTTCGCTAGTTCATTAGTAAAGTTGATGACCGCCGGATCTGATAATATACTATCAGACTTTAAGTTCTCCTATTTCCAAGTTGGAGTTAGCTCTTACTACGACACTGCACACTGGGAAGACTCACTCCCTGATTCTACTAGAAGAAACTTTCTACAGCTTCATTCTCCTATAGCCACAGTTGATGAGTATGGTCTTAATAGTAATATAGAGATCGTAGAAAGAGAAGTAACAACTCTACAGGAACAGTTCGTCCCTGTTGAAAACATATCGTATTCAAGTGAGAAACAACTTCTAGGAGTATTGAACGAAGACGGTGTGTTCACGCTCGATGAGACTGACGGTATCGTTATGAAAATAAACTTGGATAACGGTGCTCTAATAGGAAAGGATCTTCGTGAGTTTGGACTGTTCCTCCGCAATCCTGATATAAATCTGTCTGATGATAAACCAATCCTAGCTTGCTATCAATCACTGACTGACCCTATCTCCAAGACAGATGAGTTTAGCGTTGAGATAGAGTGGGTTATTCAATTCGCAACCGTGCTTCGTAATGCAGAAGAGTTGGCCTCTGTTATCAGATTCGACCCTAATCTAAAAACAAAGAAGAATAACTTCATATCAGCCACTTATACAAAGTACCTTCAGTCAGGTGAGACTTATGATATTACTATTGAAACTGATGTACCTACAGTAGAGGATGCTTATCTATACTACACACAGGTTACGGACAGTGATCCAGGCGTTAGATACGAGAATGCAGTATCAGGTACTCATTGGACTATCGTAGATTCTAGCGGGAATGAGACATCAGCTTACGACTCTCCTATATTCTGGCCTAAAGGATCTACGCAAGTTAGCTTTACGGTAAGTGCTCTCGACCCTGGCTACTTCTTTGCTCAGAGGCATCTTGCATTTGAGTTAAGTGCATATACAGGAAGAGGTAAGACCTTAGCAAACCAGTACGAGAATGGATATCCTAGCAGAAAGGCTTTAATGATCAGGTCTGACCGAGCAGCACCTGTTTTTGATTTAAGCACAGCTTCTGTTACAGGAAAGGGTGTTCTTACTGGTGCTGTAAGTGCGGACTCTCCTGCACAAAGAATTCAAGTATTCTTAGATGTTTCGACAAACGGAACTGAGTATGTGTTCAATGGAACTACCTATGACGCATCTGACAGATACCGCAGATTGATATTAAACTACCCAGACACAACAAAGACTTATACAGTTTCTGGAGCATCTGGTGATATCATAAAGGTTACTTCTTACAATACTCCTTCCGGTGAACCTGTTTACAATAGATCAACTTATTCTGATGATTTCAGAGACTTCTATCAGCCTGGGCTTAAGGATGGTATTACTTATATTGATGTAAGTGCTAACAGAGATGACATCTCCATAAAAGGAGGAGAAGGTCCCTGGACTAAGGCTAATGCACAAGGGGGAACAGAGGCTTTTGCAGACGGTTATCCAACAGCTAGAGTATACTCTGGTTTTGATATCTACAACACTCAACCCCCTTCCGACATATTGATGCGTGATTTATTCTTGTCATCAAACCCTGATGGTATAGACAATGCTCAATTCCTTTACAGTCCTCAGGAACTATACACTTGGCCTGTCAACTCTAACAGATATTACATTAATAACTGCGGTAAGATACGACCTGGGCAAGCTGATTTTGAAGGAGACGAGTCAGGTGCAACCTTAGGAGGAGACGCAGAAGCTCAGATTTCAAGGTATCACTCCGACATGTCTAGCGTGGTATTCTCTTGCTATGTTAAGAAAGTTGATGATACTTTAACCGACTCCACAAGGAGCCACTCTCCTAGGATAACAGGCAATAAAGTATTTGCTGGTAACATAACCACCAGAGGATATCCTGGCATTGGATTTTACGGAGCACAGAAAGGCAAGAGCGCATTCTTTGAGTGGAATGATGATGGTGGTATTGATGTAATTAAAGTAAGGGCTGAATCAGACGGTGCCTTCTCATTCTCAAACGACAACTGTTTACAAGTTAGATACACTTCAGCAGTCGGATACGATACCTATATGGCTGAGTCTGATATTGGTCTTCCACTATCATCCTCTCAATACGGTGTTCTTGGTACGATAGCGGGAGATACTATTGGAGGATTCTCATCCAATAGTTCTAGTGAGAATGTAGCATCTGGTTATATAAATGTTACTAGTTCCCTTTCCCACAGCTACAGCTTCCCATTCGCCACAACCACTGGTCATAGGTTGGTTGCTGTAGGAGGAAGTCTTTCGCTAACTAGCTTCGATGCCCCTGAACAGAATGAAGGTATTTACGGATTCGTTACTGCGGGGGTAGGTGCTAAGTATGACGCAGGCGTATTCTCTGGAACTAACGGAGGAGATACCGCAGCTTCTAGAGATTTAGCTGCTTACGGATATACCGATCCTTTCTGTAGAGACGGTTGGTACAGGGTATGGATAGCAGCCACCGTATCACCAGACCTTTACGAGAACTCAGTTTATGCTGCCGCAAGTGACGGTTCTGGAGCAATCCACACAAGGAACTGGGCACCCTCTGTACAGAAAGAAACTAATATCTTTGGCTTAGTTGGTCTAACTCCTCCTGATCCTAGAAATGGTCAAAGAGGTTCGGAAGGGTACGGGGACTATGAAGTGCCTACCGTAGCTTCTGGAATGCTGATGGCGTGGGATCAGTATGAAGTTTACGAGAACTCAACCCCCTTCACAAAGGGACATACAAATGGATACATGCCAAGACCTTATCAGTCCAGACCATTCTCCTGGTTCACTCCCAAAGGTAATGCATTTGTTGATAACTTAGGAGTATCGTCAACTACATTCAACTTCTGACATTAGTAGAGATATATAATAGATATATAAGAGGTTATCATGAGCCGAAGTAAGTTTGAGCCTAAAGGGCATCTAGAGATTTGGAAGATCTATGAGGACGGTGAAAAGGAACTGCACTGGTCCGAGCAGAATGTTATTACTTCTGGCATGGGTGTAGGTTTATCTAACTTATTCTCTGCTTCTGGATCTTCAAGCATTAAGGATTATCAGATAACTTATTTCCAAGTAGGGACTGGTGGAGACCTTACAGGTTACGACCAAACTCAGTATAAACTTAACACCCACATCCCTAACAGCTATGACTACGGAAGATTAGTTCAGCCTGATAAGGACGAGGACTACACTGTAGCCTTTGCTGATGTAGAGGATTTAAAACCTCTAGAGAACGGGTCAATTGTAGTAGGATCAAAACCTTTCGCCAAGATACGGTATAGCAATGTGCATAGGGTAGCAAAGAATGCTGTTAGATACACATTAGTTCTTTCCCCAAGATCTTGCAATGTTACAGCCCCTTTAAATGAAGTCGGGCTATTCATGAGAAATCCATTAGGAGCAGATCCCGTAGCTCCTATTCTAGTAGCTTATAGACCTTTCACAGATATAAAAAAGACTGATGCATTCACTTTAGTCTTCCTCTGGACAATACAATTCTAAAATGGCATTCGTACCCGCAGACCTTTACACAGTAAGTGCAGGAGTTGAACTTTACAACTACTGGAACCCTTTTGTAACTAAGCACGACGCTAGTTCTTTCTATAACTGGGAGCAGGATAACCTTCCTCTTTACGATGTAGAGGAGCGTACAGACTTCCTATGGGAACGCTTCGGTTGGCCTACCTCTTCACTCCCAGGTATGGCTTTATGTGTGTCTAGCTCATTACAGGACGGTAACAACAATGTATTTACCTCTTTAGAAGATGCTATCAACGCACTTCCCGAGATTATTAGAATGCCTACTCTCATCGAGGTTGCTACTAGTGGGGATCTCGGCAGCCTAGAGTTAAAGAACATTAAGTGTGTAGGTGACGGTAAGCTTGAGATTGTAAATAGAATCTTTGCACCTATGTCTCAAGCCGCAGTGGCAACCGTGTCAACCACTGCCACTCGTAGAGCTATTACTAGTGTGGTCGATGGTGATTTCTTTGATACTGTAGCAGCAACCTCTGCCTTATCAGTATCTTCAAATGTAAGCTCACTATTCGGTGATGGTGCGGTGGGTTACAATGGAATGTCTTTTGTCACACAGGCAAATAGGGCAGGAGGAACAGACCATAGACCGGACAAGCTATCGGTAAACTTTCATGCAGGAGCTACTAGCTACTCCTTCCTAGACTCTACTACAAGCACTGCTCTTGTAGGAGATATTGGTTCCACTACAGACAGCGATGTTGTCGATCCTGAGATTGGGCTTGATTATGTTCCCTCTGGTGGTGGTCAAACTCTCATGAGAACTGAACACGGTTCTTTCGGTACAGACGGTTCTTCTATAGGTATCTTTACAAACAACTACTTGAGAAAGGTAAAGATATTCAACTGTGATGGACCAATTTATATTAGAGGTTTTGGTATTCAGGGTGCTACAGGTGCATCTACTCCTACTTACCATGATGATTATGGTATTTCAATCAAAAACTCTGATGGGATTGTGATTGAAAACTGCGGTGTCGCTAGATGTAAGATTGGCGGTATGTATGTTTCTAACTCTGATGTCACCTTAAATAGAAGATTCTTCTCTGGAAGAAACTATGACGCAGGCAGAGGGACCAAAACAACCTACGGACTTAATGCAGTTAACTCCACGATAACCTTATCCTCTGATACTTATTCATACGGTTACGATTCTGTATACATGTTCTATCAGCATGACTACGGAATGCACCTCAAGAACTCTCAACTTATAGGTGGAGTAAACCCTGTTAATACCGAGCGTTGTTCTCTTAGGTCGTGCTATAACTCGCAGGCTGGTATTAAGCTAGTAAATTCAGTTGTAGATTTAGAAGGTTATGTTGATGTCTATTCCAACAGGATTGGTATCGAAGCTGTAGGATCTGAGCTTATCCTAGACGGTCTTATCTGTCAGTTCAATGACAAGTATGGTATCGAATCAGATAACAGTAAGATTAAGTACAACAGAAAAGCTGTAACTGCTTCTACTAGTCTTACCAATATCTTTGGAGGAGATGCAGTATCTTACAAGTATATCACTGCCTTCTATGGAAACGGTATACATCTTAACCTTAACAACTCTAGGTATGAGCCCTTCTTAACTGAAGATCTAGATGATAGCTGTGCTTATAGCTTGTTTGCTCATAGTGTAGGAGCAGATGAACTATCAGTAGAGCCAGGGATTAGTCTAAATAACTCCAAGGCAAAGCTAGTACATTGTAGAATATCAACTGTTGGAGAGACCGATACTGCTCGTTATACAGTTCAATTATCACTATCACCTACGCTACCTGCATACGGTGCTGCAATATGTGCTAAGAACAATTCACAAGTAGAGCTAATCGGTAGTAAGAACTTAGCCACATTCATCACAGGTCCTTACTCTACTTCTAGACGGGACGCTGGTGTGTTCGTAGACAAAGGATCTTCTTGCAGAGTCTCTGGACCATTCTTCATCGGTCAGTTTGGAACTGCAATGTATGCTAATGCAGGTTCTGAAATCTCATTCACTCCTCATTACAACAATTCTACCAACGGATTTGATCAAGCTGGATTTGATCTTACTGGAAGTGTTCTAAACCACACTTCGGCTGAGGTACATGCATACGGTCCTTGCTTCGTAGTTGATAATAATTCAACTCTTAGCATGAGGGATTTAGGTAACGCATTCGTAAAGTACCCTACTGCTGTACAGGAAGAGATGGATTTTATAGCTGGTTACAATACTAACACATCAGCCTACACTCATGCAGGAAGCATGTGCTTCTTCCCTAATGTTCTTACTGAAGCGGTTACTCCTGTAGATTTAAAATCTAGTTTCCCTGGGTACATTGAATATTTCGGTGAGCCACACGCAAACTTTGTGTTCCAAAGTGGTTCCTTCGGAACTGGTAAAAATTATAACTACTGCCTAGCAAGTCCAGGCAGATTGCAGCACAGCGTTCTAAGAACCAATATCTCTACAGGAGGTCCTTGCCTTGAGGCTTTTGGTAACAGTGTTGTTAATGTTACTAATGTCTGCTTCCACACTTCAGATAGGAATACTGACGGAGTTATTTATGATTTCTTAAACAGCCCTAATGGTTGTAATGATCTTAGATACTGGTCCTTTGCTGGAGGTGCTACCTTAAACTGTAACCATGTGGCTGTAAGTGGTACTTACCCTTCTTACGCAGGATACACAGGTCCCGCTGCCGTTTATTATGATCTTGAAGATCCTATTGGACTAGTCCCTTCTGCTGTAAACTTCTCTGCTTTTGCTGATTGGCCTTACGGTTACGAGTATGGAGTAAGTACCTTAAGTGGAGTTACCTTTAGAACATCTGTGGACAATGGAAAAGCTGATCCTTTGACAGGTAGAGTAGCCGAAACAGTAGTTTACGCTAACTCTTTCCAAGGAAGTGGAACACATCCTTGGGTAAAAGGATTATCTGTTTTAGATTACTTCGGTTCTGGGACAAATATATTAAAGACATTTGCTGATAATGCCTTTGGGGGCGGTGGACAATATCTAAGTAATGCAGGAGCTAGTTTCTTAGGGAGGTTCGCAAGTAATGCTGCAATTTCCGTTGCTCCAGGGAACATTACTGCTATTAATGGATTAAATTGGTTTGGATGTTCTGGGTATGAAAACACAGGGCCATTTAGATTATTCTTAGAACCTGATCCTTATTCTCACAATCTAAGATATTTAGATTGTAGCTCTGATTTTGATAACAGAATATATCAAACATTTGCACAAGGGTATCATGCATCAGGATCAGTTTCATCATTATCAGGAGACGCACTTAATTGGAATCCAACCAATATGATGAAAAAGATAGCAGGACAGTCAGTAAGCACTTCCTCCATGTATATTGATGTTATGGATATGGTCAGACCGGAGAACTATAATATTAGGTTAGACGAGTCTGCTGCTCACATGTTTGCAAACGCAAAACACTGTTCTATTGAGTTCTTAGGTAGACCTAAGATGGTAGACATATATAAATCAGGACACAATACATACGGAGGGTCCTTGAATAGTAATGCCCCTGAAGGATTAGGAGCAGGATTCAAGTCACCACACACATTCGATCTTAGAAGGAGATACTAATGGCAAACGATCAGTTTGGAGATAACCAACTAACCAACGCTCAAAAACAATGGAAGGAGAGTGTGTATAAATTCACAACCCCTATCCGTTACTTTAAGAACAACGATCCTTACTTCTGGGAAGTAGACAACATTCCTATCAAGCAGCTAGAGGAGAATGTCCTTTGGTTGAAGGATCAGATTGAAGTAGGTTCTGATCTGTCAGGTATCACAAGAAGAAACTTCGCTGAACTTAAACCAAGCGTTGACGGTACTAGTAGAACGGTAACTGTAGGTCGAGGTAACTTCACAGCAAGAATCAACGACGCTTATCAAAAAGGTTTTCAAACTCTTGTTAAGACTGCTGATGCTACTCTGAATTTAGAGGGTCCTTCTGATCGTAAGTATAAGTTTAATCTACCAACTAATGTTCTAAAGAGAATCGTCGGTGATGTTGTCGGTGAATCTCTTTACATGAACGGTCTTTATGAGCATCTCCAACACCACGATACTATACCTTCTACCTCTAACTTGTCTTGGAGTGCAGCTACCTTAGGAACCATTAACGATATTCCTAAGAATAAGTTAGCCGTGTGGAGACAGGGCGAGACGATGAACAACGACATTTCTCGTTTGAACGAGCTTGCAACCGCGTTTGCTAGAAGATGGGGTGGAGCGATAAGAACTGCTGTAGTTAATGTAGAGCAAGATCTTCAGATAGAGATTCCTCCCTTCTCTGATTCTGATTACGCTAACAAGACAGGATTCTCCCCTGCACTTAGAGCGGACCTTCTTTTCATTTACTCGCATCCCATTGATGCTGAGTCTACCACTATCGCACTTCCTGATGGAGACTCACCCACACAGATAACCAAACCTAGACTAGGACTTCTTCAAGGTGCAGGTGTTGTATCTTTAAAAGGTTTTAATGCCTTTGCTGGCTATGATAGTGCTGACCCTGATGATGAAGGGTTCTTTGATAGCACAGTCTTTACGAACAGTCTTACTGATAATACTTCCTTCTTTAGACCTGATGGATCAATCTCTGATGAGAATCATGTAAGAACTATTTCTCCAATCTCTGATCTTAATAGTGATCTAGAATCTTTCCCAAACATCTTCGGTAACTTCCCATCTCCTGATGATGTTATGAACTTAACTCCACTACTTCAAGAGGGGTTAGAGAATAGCTTCGCTCTCATAGGTCAGTCTATTCTCCCAGTAGCTTATATTATTTCTAGAAGAACTAAGACTGCTCTTACCGAAGAAGATGTTATTGATATTAGACCTTTCTTTAGAACAGCAGAGCTTTCTTACAACGAGCGTGCAGGTATTGCTGCTGCAAACCCCCCTCTTTCATTTGCTAACCCTGCTGTAGGTAAGACTGAGTTCAACAAAGCTCTTACTAAATCCGTAACTACTCTTAAGTCCTACATTGATAACGCTGTAGGTGGAATTAGCACTGGAACTGGTGGAGGAGAAGGAGGAGGAACCTCAGTAGCCTCAAACTTCATAACAAAAGGAGCAGTTCTAGGTGGAACCCAATTCGGTGTAGAAGGGGCTCTCCTAAGCTTTGCAGCGTCTAGGGATGCAAGTATAACTAGTGAAGATGCAGCAATAACTTATCTACAAAATTACCACTTAAAAGGGTTAACTGGATTACCTCGTTATCCCGGTTGGGACTTAGGTGCATGGTGTCAAACTTTACTAGACCCTACAGAAGTAGGTTATAAGAGAAATGATAGAATTAACTGTGCTATAAGACATTCCTCTGGAGAGTTTCAAGATCCTGATGGAGGATCGACTGCGATTTCGTTTATATCAAGTATTGTAGATAGAATAACTAACAACTTCTACCACAACCGTCCACACGATCACATTTACAACCAAACCTATCCACTGGATTATAAAAACGGTCAAGATATAGATACAGTTTACTATGTTAGAAAAAGACTAAAAGTTAAACTACCTGATAATGTTGTAGATTACGATGTTAATGCTAACTTTAGAAACTGTCTCCCTTCTGTTTCTAACGGTAAGACTTTGTTTAACTCACAAAACCAATACGCAGGTATAGCAATTGAAAAAGGAGCCATAACTAATAATGAAGCTGAGTTTACCATATATGTAGGTTTTGTACCTGTAGCTGGGTCGCATTTTACATTCCACCCTACTAACTACAACAGTGGTTACTACAACCGCACAAAACTACACCGAGATCAAAACATATCATCAAGTAATTATGATCAAAGAAGTTTCTTCGCACCACCCAACAGTAAATGGACCGCTACTCAAAGAAATAGGGATATATTCTCTGCGTTTACAGTGTTAAACCAGTTTTATGAGGATGAGGCTATGGTTTCTATTGATCCTGGTACTTCTAATAATAGCTACACTAACAGCCAACCGTCTTTTAAATCTTTAAAACCTATTCTTGTTACATATCCAACTGTAGAATTTACAGTGGTTGGTCATACTCAACTTTTATCAGATAACTATATCTTCAATACTAATACTCCAAATGGTCAACCTACTCTAAGCTAATGTTATGCCTTCAGTATTTCAGAACTGCTTCTTAAGAATATTCTCTTTTGAAGGATCAGGGCCTGATGGTCCTGATCCTGGTGGTCCTGTAGATCCTGATGATTGCACTGGTCAAGATCCTATTTGCTGTGAACAAAACCCTGACGCTATCGGTTGTGACGGTGGTGATGGAGACTCCGATCCTTGTGATGATCTAGTACAAATAACTACTTGTGGTGATGAGTGTTATAGCACAGGTTGTTGTGGTGGTAATACAACAACTGACACTCTATCAAGAGGAGAACTAAGGTCTAGATGCCAGTTAGATAACGGACAGTCCCCTTCCTGTGATCTTCCACTTCCCAACTGTCTTACTTGCGATGGTGGAGTTAAGTATTCAGTGGGTAGTGCTTGCCTTACCCAGTGTTGTCCGTCTGATCAATGTTTGTACATAACATGCACAGCATCACAAGGAGCAGGGTGTGCTAAGGGACCTCCTAACGGATGCTGTACTGAGAGCGGTGAGGTAGAATTCGTACCAGAAGGAGACCCTTGCCCCGACGCCTCTGATGTAGATAACCCTAACGGTGTTCCTCTTTACAATACTTTAGTGGAGTGTGTAGAGGACGAGTGCATCTTGGAGGGGACCTGTACTTACTATAGATGTCCTGGAGGATCTACTAACGGCACTGAATGTACGGCAACTGGTGTAGACCTAACCGCACTTAACATTACTGACTGTGAAGACAAGCCTGCGACTTACATAGATCCTAACACGGGTCAAACTTACTACTCAACTAAAGCTGCTTGTGAAGGTGCTGGCGAACCTCCTTGCTGCATTGTAACTTATTACAAATGTGATACCGACTCTGAAGATACTGTATGCGGAACATGCAATCAGTATTCTGTGAATGACGGAACTTGCGATATACCAGCAGGAGATGACATATACGCGGATTCTTCGGAGTGTGACGCTGCCTGCCCAGGGACTCAAACGGTTTATCAGTGCAACAATCCAGAACAAGGTTTCTGTGATACAGTTCCCGATTTCTGTGTTGCAGATAATCCTGACGGTAATGGAACTTCTTACTTTCTAGAGTCAGGAATTTGTAACATAGAATGTTGTGAGCCGAGAGAATATTGGTATTGTCGTGCTGGTGTAGAGGGGGGAGAATGTACTAATTATTTCGACGATGACTGTACTCCAGATTCAGGTCCCGCAGGTCCTAATGGTGAGTTAGTATTCAATTCAAAATCTGTTTGTGAGAAAAGCCGGTACACTTACTGTTGCGAGCCAGAACCTACAGAGGACAACTATACAAATGTAAACTGTGAAGGTAATGATGGTAACTGTTCTCCTACAGGGGAATGTCTTACTCCCGATAATGTAGGCATTGTATTCAGCAACCCTACAGAATGTAATGCCAGTGTTCCTAACTGCTGCAATGCCTACGATAATCCTAACCCTCTCATAACTTACATAAATGGATTACTAGCTCCACTAGTTTCAAATGTTCTACCCTTATTTTATTGTGAGGGACAATTAACAACTCCGTTCAAGATAGAGCTAACAAACGATTTACCTTCTGAGCTAAAGCAGTTTGGATATTCTAAACTTTCAGACTTCTCCTTCCCTATAAACGGTCAGCAACCTTCTGTAGTTAATCCTGCTGGATCTGAGCTTATAAGATGGGATTTTGATATACCCACTTCAAACCCTAGTGTCGCTTATTTCGTTTTCCTGTCAGACTGTGACTCAACCCTAATAAGTACCTCAATCTCATTTAGTCTCAACAACTGTTTGTATACTGTAAACAATTATAACGCTTGTAATAACCTAACGAATGGAAATGTCGCTCCTTACTCTGGTCAGTTTCCTTGTGCAGCAGGAAGCATATGTGATACTCCATTAGGAACTCAGGTTAGTATTTGTGATCCAGATGTAGATCCTATAGATGCTACAGGCGTTACTGGTATATATGAGTCCAAGTTGTGTCCATCTTACCAGTGCGTTGATAACGATTGTGTTCAGATACCTAATGGTTCAATCATTAATGTATTTCAGGGAGACACTTGTGAGTATTACTATGGAGATGAAATAGGTCCTAACACTTTCGTAGGTGAATGTGGGTTTAATGATAAGTGTACTAGAGGTGGAGTAGTTGTAGACGCTACTGGCTTTGATGGTGCTGGATTAGGTTCAGCAGGCGGTAGTAACTTTGGAACAGAGAATAGGTTGGGTGCGACTAGAACAGAGCAAGTATCACTAGACTACTTACAGAACCTCAATAGGGTTTATGAGTCTGATAAACTGTTTGATGTAGCAGCCTCTAATAAGAAGTTTTTTAATAGAGATAGGAGGTTTATGCCTCTTAGAAACAGCAAGCAGCTTGGTATCTTTGCAAATGTAGTCCACGCCTCTGTTTGGGCAATTCTAAACACTACCACTGAGCAGAGCTACATCTACGAAAGATCTTTCGATGATATTTCACTGGACTACCTGGAGAGAAGTCTCAACCCTGAACTACAGAAACGCATAGCTAATCTAAAAGATTACGAAGGATCCCCTTTAAAGAAGAAGATCCTTAGCAGAATCAGAAGACTTCTCATTTCAGATAGGTTAGACGAGTTTGATCTTACAGGTATAGAGGATATTGATGCAGATCATGATACCTATGTTAGAAGCTCCTCCATCTCTAATGAGAACAAGCTAATAAATCTAATTAATGAGAAGGCTAAACCACTTAATCCTCAGGTATATGGTGGTATTACAAAAGAAAGGGTAGGTCTTTGGAAGACAGTAGCACCTGATCTACAAAAAGCGATTGGTGTAGTAGATAAGGATTCTACATTGAACCTTATAGACATAAACATAGATGATAGTTATGAGGTATACTTTGCTGATGGCACATCCTTTACTAGCTACATTAAGGAAGGAGATCTGATAAGCTACATTGATACGAATGGTAACAAGTCTTATCTAGACCTAGACACTTTGATTGACAGGGCTGTCATGCTAGACTTTGAAGATGCTAGACAAGCCTTCGCATATATCAACGAAGACTACGCTACGACTCTAGAAGTAGAGAGTGACGAGGAAGCTTTGGTTGAGGAGACTTATGACCTTAGCGCACCTAGAGAAAGCTTCTACTTCTTAAAGATACATCCTGAGACTATACAGGACGCAGACAGAACAAACCCACTGGTAAGAATAACTACAGCTACCTTCGAGCTACTTACTGATGAGGATGAGATTAACGACTGGATCGAATTCAAGCCATGGCCTTACTTACACTACTACATGGATTCCTCTGATCCTTTCTTCGATCATCTTCAAGATGCTAACCAACTTTCTGCAACCTTTAAGGATATTAGCTTCGATAGGTTCGTAGGGTACTCTGATGATGTCCCAGTAACACCTAGAAGGATACCTTGGTATATCGTCATAGTTCCTACAGACAGAACAAGATACTTAATCGGCAGCGGCAGGTCACTATTAACAGGATACAATTCTAGAAAAGCTATCTTTAGACTGTCACCATCTAAAAAGGATGTAAAGCAGCGTTGGAACTCTGAGATCTATGATGAAAAAGAGACTGAGTTCTACGAAGGAGTCGATCCTAGAGTACAGAAGAACTCTGTGAAGGTAGAGTTTAATAAGGACAAGATTAAGATGTCTAAAGTTCTTTACAAAAACGGTGCTGAAAAACTTCCTAGAAAACCATCTGCTGCTAGGGTTTTATTTAATGCTCTGAAGGAAGTAAAGGATGAGGGGGCATCTTATGTTGATGAAAAGGGTGAGACAGTAGCTTGGGCATCTGTTTATAAGAAACTGACCCCCTTCCAGAGAAAAGAAATATCCTCTGATATACAAAACTTCAAGTCTGTGAAAGACAAGATTGGAACTAATACCTTTGCTAAGACTAATGCTGTAAAAGAAAGGTTTCCCAAGGTATCAGATGTTCTAGATCAAAAGCTAACTAATGTAACAGAGTACGAGAAACCTGTTATAAAAACCAGGGCTAGGAGAGTAGATATAGACCCTGAAGCAGCAACACCGGAGTTATTACCATGACAATGATTGCACTATTAGGAGACCTTGACGATACGGCGCAGACCACCGCAGCCATAACTTTAAATTCCGTCAATGAAGAGGCCGTTACATACAAGGGAGTTCCTGTTGCAATAGTACCTCTTAGTCCTGGAACTGAACCTGAAACTCATAATCACGGAGACACCCAGTACAATGCAATACCTTTTGGTGGTTCTTCAACTGTAACTATCGCTGGAAGACCTGTGCATAGGATAGGGGATTCACGATCTTGTTTGGAACACTATACAGAAACAAAGATTCCAGGAGAAGTTAGAACAGTAAACATATTCACCTAAAAAACAAGAAAAATCGCTGATTAAATTTAATTAGATATACATATTTACAGACGGTTGAACCGTCAGGAGTTTATTATGAACAGAGATCAATTAAGAGAAGCCGTACTCGGCACCGCAGCCTGGAACAAGGCTGGTATACTTACTGAGTCCGCTGCTCCCGTTCAGGAGCAAGAGGTCATCGAAGAAGCTAAGGCCGAGGAGACTGCTCCTAAGGCTCACACCTGCCCTCTTTGTGAGTCCACCCTTGAGGGTGAGATTTCCGAAGAGGCACTTCTTGAGCACGCCCATCAAATGATGGCTGTCTTCCAAGAGGCTGAGAATATCCTTGCTGAGGCTGAAGAAGCTGAAGAGGGTGAGGTTATCGAAGAGGAAGAAGTAGACCTTCTCGAAGGTCTTGACGAAGACGAGATCGAAACTCTTGCTGAAATGGCCTACAAGATGAAAGAGAAGAAGGCTAAGAAAGGCAAGAAGATGGAGAAGGGCGAAGAGTCCTGCTGATAAAAATGGCTTCTCTTAACGAAACGGGTATGGGGATTGGTGATTTTGCTCTTAAGTTACTAGAGCAAGAGAAGACCAATCCTCAGCCCGTTTCTCACAAAACCCCTGTCAAAGGTAATGTGCCTGATATAGAGAATGTCGAAGTCCTTCAAGAAGATGTAGACGCTGTTCTTTCAAACTCTTTCGGAGTTAAGAAACCAGAGCAGCCTAAGGTTAATCTACAAGAAGAGAGAAGGAAGCAACTTAAGGAGGAGATTAAGGTCAAGATTGATGAGCTTAAAGGTCTTCTCAATGAGTTAGGTGTTGGGACTACTACTGTAGGGAGCTTAGGTTCCCCAAACTTTGCTGGAGCAAAATCATATGAGCCTAATAAATCTGGTAAGAAACGCAGAGCAACCGTTAGAAGAAAAGTCTAGGTATCCTAACGGAAGAGGTGATTATAAGAGAAAGGAGAAGACCACTGCTCGTAAGAGTCGTGCTCCTGTTTATGCCACAATTAAGGACGCTCTTAAGAAAACCTCCCCTGGAACTATCTTTTCTACTAAGGGGTCTTACAGAATGTATGTAACCACTGCTGGTGGTTGGGGCAAGAGCAAGCAGCAAAGAGTATCTGGTAGAACTGCTAAAGGGTTTACTCCTGGTAGTGCTACTCCTAGCGCAGACTGGAAGAGTGTAAAAAGCCATGCCGCTAGGACAAGGGTTAAGCATGGTGGGGCTACCGCTGGTAGGTTGAAGGCAGCAGCCCGTAGAGAAAAAGATAAACCTAAGTACAAAGCCAAAACAAAAAGGAGTAAGTGATGCTAATCGAAGATGTATTTATCATTGAGAATTTACAGGTCCTCAACGAGGGCAAGAATGGTCCCATGAGAGTTCGTGGCGTTTTCCAGCGTGCAGACGAGGAGAACAACAACAAGCGTATCTATCCTAAGGCATTACTTGAGCGTGAGATCACTAAGCTTGAAGAGTCTATGAAGAACCGTCGTCTTATGGGTGAGCTTGATCACCCTCAGCACGATAGCGTCAAGCTCTCCAATGTCTCTCACCTTATTACCAAGCTAGAGGCCAAGGGTAATGATATTATTGGTGAGGCTGAGATCCTTGATACTCCAATGGGCAAGGTTGCTAAAGCTCTCATCGAAGGTGGCGTACAGATAGGCATCTCTTCAAGAGGTATGGGCACCTTGTCTGAGGGTTCTGATGGTAAGCGTTATGTTAACGAAGACTTCCGCCTTATCACTTGGGACCTTGTAGCAGACCCTTCAACCCGTGGTGCATTCCCTGCCTTAGCTGAGTCTCGTCAAAGTGTACTCGTAGAGGAGATTATGAATGATGTTCTCCCTAGAGTTACTAAGCAGAAAGTATTCAGCACTCTCCTAGAGGAGCGTCTTGATGAGAAGCTTAAGGGTAAGCAGCACAAAATAGACAAGAACAAGAATGGTAAGATCGACTCTGAGGATTTCAAAATGCTCAGAAAAGAATCTACTAATCTACAAAGAGTTAAGGCTATGCTTAGTGAGAAAGCAAAAGGCGATAAGAACAACGCCTGGGCTATCTGCACTGCTAAAGTAGGTCGTGATAACCCTGAAAAGTATGAGAGTTGCGTAAAGCAGGTGAAGAGTAAGAATGAAAATACTTCTAGCTTCTCTCGCGTGCAGCAGGTTTTAAGTGAGATGAAGCCTTTAACTCAAGATGGTAAGGTAAATGCACCTGAGAAAGCTAAGAGAACTTTTAAACTTTCTCCAAAGAGCCAAGCCGAACTTCACAGAAGAAAAATGGGAAGGGAAGGAAAAGACATTTACGGAAAACCAAAAAACTAGTAAAAAACAACGACATCTATAATAGAACTATAGATAACAATAGATTGGAGTACAGTCATGGATAAAAAGAAAATTGATGATATCGCTGAATTACTTCCCGAAGGCATCACCGAAGAGACGGTTTCTGAAATCGCTGGTGTTATGCAGGATTTAATTGAGCAAAGAGTACAGGAAGAGGTCGGCAGTCTAACCGATAAGGTTTTCGCTTACCTATCCATGAAGCGTCAGCAGATTCAGGAAGCAGCCCTTGAGGAACTTCATGAGTCCAACGATGTTTATCGTGATGCACAAAGATTCCGTGAGCTTATGGGCTTCATGTCAGTCGAGTTCCGCCCTGAGTACATTGATGCTGAGAGCGAGAAGAGACTTTCACAGGCTAGTGAGTTACAAGAGGACAACGAAGTCCTTGCCCGTGAACTTTCTGAGTCACTAAAAGAGCAAGAGCGTCTTGCTAAAACAATTCAACTGCTAGAGTCTAAGGTCTCAAAGCGTGAGAGAGAAATCGAATCACTTAATGAGAGCGTACAGACATTAGCGGAAGAAAAGGAGACTATGCTGTTCGAGTCTACCGAGCAAGCTGTAGTTGTTACTAACAATGTAGACGAAGAGGTTAAGGATGAACAACTGGAAAGTATTGGAAATCAGTTCTTGACCGAAGAAATGCTCAAGCTAATGAAATGAGCATGAACTTTAAGGAGTTGTAAACATGGAAATTATGGAAATGGGTGCATCTGACGAGCTAGTCTCCAAGTGGGGTCCAGCCGTTGACGGCATCGAAAACGATTACACCAAGAGAGTTACTGCACAACTTCTGGAGAACCAACTAAAGTCCAGCCAACAGGAGCGTCTTGATGAAGCCGCTGTTGGTGCTGGTACTACTACAGTTGGTAGCCTCGGCACTTTCCAGAAGTTCGCTTTCCCTCTCGTTCGTCGGGTATTCCCCGAACTAATCGCTAACAGCATTGTTAGCGTTCAGCCTATGAGCGCACCCGTCTCACAGGTCTTCTATCTCGGTGCAGCTAGAGTTAGCGGTTCTACCCGTGAAACTATCTACAGCAAGTACAACCTAACCTACCGTGGTCTTACCACTGGTGAGGTTCATGGTCCTCAGGACAATATGGAACTTGATGCTGCTATTACCGAGACCTCACAGCAGCTTGGTCTTTCCGCTTTAAGTGGTCAGGGTGACGCTGATCACGGACCTAACATGGCTTCTGCCATTTCTGTTTGGCCCTCAGCCGCAACCGCTCAAGGTTGGTCAGTATCTGCTGGTGAAGCTCTTGCTGGCACTAGTATTCCTGAAGTTACCCTTCAGATCGAGCAACAGCCTGTCATCGCACGCACCAAGAAAATGCGTGCCCTCTGGACTCTTGAGGCTTCACAAGACCTTAAGGCTTACCACAACCTAGATCTTGAGCGTGAGCTTACTGATCTTCTTGGTAAGGAGATTCGTCTAGAGGTTGATCGTGAGCTTATCGAGAACCTTCGCGGTATTGCTTACGATCTCTCTGGTAAAGGTAGTGATCTTTTCGACATGCAAATGCTCGATCAGCCCACTAACCAGGGTGAGCTTGGTAACTTTAATGGTGTAAATGGTGACTCTCAGTTTAGTGGGTTCCTCTTCACCAACAACGGTGCTGGAACTGCCACCCCAATGACTCTTCCTGGCGTAAGTGTTCACAAGAACACTTGGCTTGTTGATCTCACCTCAAGTGCTTTCAACTTCGCTCCCCGTCACATTGGCGATATCTACTCCAACATCCTTGGTGTAATCAACTTCGCCTCACAGGACATCTTCAAGACCACTCAGCGTGGTGCTGGTAACTGGATGATCTGTGCTCCCGCTGTAGCAACTCTTCTTGAGACTGCTGCCAAGCTTAACGGTGGTATAGACCGTGCTGACGGTCCTACTAACTTCGGTCCTGGCACCATTTCTTACCGTGGTAAGTTCATGGGTCGCTTCGATCTTTATGTCGATCCTCTATACCCAGAGGGTGAGATTCTTATGGGTTACAAAGGTAGTGGCCCAATGGACGGTGGCTTCATCTACGCCCCCTACATTCCATTCCAGGCACTACCAACTGTTACCGATCCTGAGAGCTTCCAGCCCAGAAAGGGCATCCTTACCCGTTACGGTAAGGTCGCAGTTGCTCCTGCATCACGCTTCTACCGTGTGATTCGTCTGGTCGGTCCTGCTGGTCTTTACAGCCCCTTCGAGAATGTCTGATAGAAACTAGCTGACGGATGCCCACTCCTCAAAATCAGGGGAGTGGGCATTTTTTTATTATGAGAGCTATATATAAGTATGAAGTACAAGTATAGAAGCACTTGTAGGTTCACAGTTTTGATACAGGTTGGAAATGATCTGGTTCATATCAGACCTAATCAGGTGATCGAGACAGATGAAAAACTTAACTATAACATCTTAAAAGAGATTGTCAAGGTTAAAGAACCTGTAAGTCGAAGAGGGAGAAAAAGGAAGGAGACTAATTATGGCACAAGTAGTATATCCTAAGGTAACAGGTTATGGGAATAGCTTCTCTAATACATCTAGTGATAGATTAAATGATCATGAGTCTCCCGACACTCAAGACATAGACCTTGAAAACCTTAACAAAACTAGACAGTCTGATGTCATAGAGTTCTCTGAGTTTGAACAACAGATTAGAGATTATGTCTTAGCTGCTCTCGGTCATCCGGTAGTTCGAGTCGAGCTAAGTGATCATCAGTTAAAGCTTTGTATAGACGAGGCTATAACTGAGCTAGACTATCACGCCCCTCATTTCACCAGACAGTTCGCTGTATTCGATACTGTGGGTGGATACAATTTGTACAAGATTCCTTCTTATATCCTTAGGAATCTAACCTACCTTACATTTAAGAAGACTCTCCTTAGCATTCAATCACAAGCAGGCACATTAGAGTTTGATTTCTTTATCAAGTATTTCCAGGACAACTATCTTTTCGATAGCTTTACCATAGGAGATTACTACCTTTTACAATCTACTCTTGAGACTACACGCAGGGTTTTGAGTCAGGATGGTGGCTGGGATATTGTAGGTGGTCAATACCTACAGCTATACCCTACTCCTGCTGTAAGTGATGTGGCAATTATGGAGTATAGAGGTCTTAACTCCATGACCATGACACCTAAAATGCGTAACTGGATTCAGAAGTACGCTACATCTTGTGCTAAAGGTCTTCTTGGTCAGGTTAGAGGTAAGTTCGCGGTGGTTCCTGGTCCTGGTGGAGGAACACAACTTAATGGAGCACAGCTTGTACAAGAAGCTATGCAAGAGAAACAAGTTCTGAAAGATGAACTCATCAATGAGGTTGAAGAACCTCCCATGTTTACTACAGGCTGATGGCAAAGAGATTTAAAGTTAACAGGGACATGCCTAACCTTCCTAGAGTGGATGGTGCTACTCCCTTATCTTTCTACGATCCATCTAACCCTGATGTAAACCTATTTAATCTAGTTGATGACGAGATCATTAGAATCTCAGGTTCACCACTTCATTACTTCAAGTCCTTCGTCAGTGAAGATTATGACGATGTATATCTAGAGGCAAGGAATAAGACTGTAGCTTCTGAGCCAATTACAGTTCATGGATATTACGAACCTTCTGTTGTAGAGGAGGTTCTATCTAACTTTGGTATAGAGTTAACCAATGATCAGATGTTTGTGTTTAACAAGACCTACATCGAGCAAGCTCTACAAAGAAGCCCTGAGATAGGAGACCATATTAAACCTCATTTCCAGAACCAGAAGTATGAGATTAGTGAGGTGCAAGAGGATAGTTTTGAAATGTATGGTGTATACCATATAGTATGCACTGCTAAACTCCTTCGTGAAGATGAGGGCACACTTAATCAGCCTACAACTGATGTAGCAGATGATGTTGGGGGGTACTTAGATCTTGAGTGACAAATACTTTGAATACACAGTGAAAGACTCTTCGATGAAGCCTAGTGCTGATACAGGGTATAATTATCTTAAAGATAAGATAACTAAGATGTCTAAGAACCTTAATGTGACCTCGAAGGTCTATAAAGAAATATTAAGGTCATTACTAGCAGAACTTAGGTTAGGTTATATCAATGACGATTCGGAGTACACTAAGCTCAAGCTCCATCATGGAAGGCAGGAGAGGGCTGTTGCGAAGAAGTTCCAAGAGAACAACATCATACTTCCATACTCCACCATATTCCAGTCAGGAGTCTCCTCAGACGATCTTAAGAGAAGACAGAGGAATGTCCTTATGTATAACTCTGTGTGGGACGATGAGACTCAGAGAGCAGAAAGAGTCGTTTCTCTATGTGATGTTCCAATCATTTCAGAGTACACTTTAAGTGTGTGGTCTAAGTATGTTTCCGATCTGGATCAGATAGCTGCAACTTTAAGATCCCAATTCAATCCAGATCTTATTCTGGAAACTAGCTACTCAAATAACATAAAGGCATTCTTGAAAGAGGAGTCCGACATCTCTGCTGTAGAAGTAGGAGACAAGGAAGACCGTCTAATTAGAAAGAGTTTCACTATAAATGTTGAGTCATACATTCAGAGCCCAAGATTTAAAGTAACCTCTACTGGCAAGATAGTTCAGGTCAACACTGAAATATGGCTATAAAATTAGATAAAAATAACTTCTAGATAACTAGATACATAAGGAGATTAAAATGAAATCCATTACAAACGATAGTCTTCAGTCGTTTCAGATCTTTCTGAACTACTCTGCGGGAACCAAAGCTGTATTCATTCAGCCTAAGGCAACTCTCGTAGTACCAGACAACGCTATTACTAAGCAGTGTAAAAACCTTAGCAATAGAAAAATACTTAAAATAAGGAACATTTGAGGAGATAAGCTATGGCAACCTATGTAAGCCCCGGAATTTATGTCGTAGAAAACGATAACAGTGACTATGTACCTTCTATCAACCCTAGTGTTGTAGGTATCGTAGGCTTCGCAAGTAAAGGACCCGTTGACAAGGCTACTTTAATTACTACCGAAGCTGACCTTATTGATACTTTCGGTGAGCCTCTTGCTGAGTCCAAGTCAGCAGGCCAAGGTCTTGAAGGTGCCATAGAAGTTCTAGAAACCACCAACTCTCTCTACTTCGTTAGATGTGCGAGCGGTGGTGTAGACGCTAATGTAAGTGCTTCTTACGGTGTTTGTCCTGCTATATGTTTAGCATCTAGCATAGGAGACACCTCTTCAGCTTGGCTAGAAATTCAAGTTGAGAACTCTCAAGGTGTTGAGCAATACAACACTGCACTTCAAGTCTTTGTGTCAGGTGCTGGTGATCAAGAAGCTGCTCTAGATACCGCTTTTGCCGCTGGTGTTGATTCAGTAAAGGTTCAGCATGTTAGAGTGGACGGTTCTTCTTTCCTAGTAGGTGGCTGGGCTGGTGATCAAGCTCAACTTAAAGTAACCTGCTTCAGTTCAAACAATTTTACTGATGGATTTGATAGCAGTATTGCTAATCTAAGCTTAGACTATAAAACTCCAAACGCTCTTACCTTAAGCACTGTAACTGTATCAGGATTTACTCCTACGGGTGCTTCGGCAATGGCATACTTCGTTGAAAGCCTTTACCCCGGAACAGGCTACAACTATACAGTAAAGTCTGACGGATCAATCCAAGGAACTCAAGTTACTGTAGATACTTTAGGTGGAACTAAGAACCGAATCTTTGTTTCTCAAGACGGGGTTACATTAGAAGATTATACTGTTGGTCTTGTTGATGAAGACAACTTCATCGAGGACGAGATTAACACTGGAGAGGCTGATGCCATCTCTAAGATAATAAAAGGTAATATTTACATTGACACTGGAGACATTACTGCAATTGCTCTAACCTCTTTTGGAAATCCTCTTAGTGATTTAGGTTTTAAAGGTGCAGGAGGATTTGATCCAAGATTCGTTAAGCTCGTAGACGGAACCTACAAATTAACTGGAGGAACTGATGGCATTCCTGCTTCTGACGATGGTAAGGCAACTGCCTTAATAGGTGTGGACGATGACACTGGTAGAACGGGTATGCAAGTTCTCAACGATGACATCATCGCTGTAACCTTAGCTTCGGTTCCTGGCTTCACTGACCAGAGAGTACAGAACGCCTTGATTACTCTTGCAGAGCAGACTGGCTTGTTCCTAGCTATTGTTTCACCTCCTTACGGTATAGACAAAGCTCAAGACGCTATCAACTGGTCAAACGGTCTAGGTGCTGGCTCTCTAGGTGATAGAACCTCTGCAATCAATTCTTCCTGGGCTGCTATCTACTGGCCTTGGGTTAAGGTGTTCGATGCTTACTCCGGTAAGGACAAGTGGTATGATCCTGCTATCTTTGCCATGAGACAGATGTGTTTCACTGATACCGTATCCGAATCTTGGTTTGCTCCTGCTGGTCTTAACCGTGGTAGACTTACTAAGGCAACTGAAGTTGAGGTAAGACTTACTCAAGGTGATCGTGATGCAATGTACAGCGGGGGTAACGCAATCAACCCAATCGTACAATTCCCACAACAGGGCATTGCTATCTACGGTCAAAGAACTGCTCAAAGAAAAGCAAGTGCTCTTGATAGAGTAAATGTTCGTAGACTTATGATCATCATCAAGAAACTGATCCTTAGATCTACTGCACAGTTTGCTTTCGAGCCCAACGATCCACTCACTTGGGAGCAGGTTAAGTCTCTGGTTACTCAACTTATCGACCCAATTAGAAGAGGTCGTGGAATTACCAGCTATCAGGTTGTCTGTGACTCAACCACAAACACTCCTGACAGAATTGAAAAGGGTCAGCTTTGGTGTAAGGTATACATCAGACCCACCAAAACTGCTGAGGTTGTGGTCTTTGAGCTAAACCTTACCAGCCAATCAGTAACCACTACATAATATTAGGAGGCAATAATTATGGCAAGCCAATTTTTAGATCGTGAAAAGAGAAATCTAGCAGAACCTGGACTTCCCTTCGTTTCAACTGAATTAGATTCCGTAAGGTCTTATCAGTGGGAGTTTAGTCTCTTTATTCCTGAGGGATTCCCTGGCAACAGTGTTGATTTCTCTCGCGCAATTACATTAGGTGCCAAGCAGATTGACGGGTTTGGTTTCGAGTATGAGGACATCGAGGTTAGTAGAATGAACGATAAGATCTACTACCCTGGTAAGATCTCACAGCAGGAGCTAACCGTCACCTTTGACAACCTACTCAACTTCAAAGAGGGTAGACTTCTTCTAGACTATGTTGGTACTGTTTACAGCCAGCGTACTGGTAAGTCTTTCACTCCTGATACTTATAAGACCAAGGCTAGAATTCGTGAGTTCAATGGTGCGGGCGAGATTCAATCAGTAATTGATCTCATCGGTGCTTATCCTAAGTCTTACACTAGAGGTGAGAAGAACTACTCAACCTCAGAGTTTGATACTATTCAGGTCAAGTTCCGCTACGACTTCATCGAGATTTACAATGGTGAAGTTGAAGCTCCAGGAGGTATTCTTGACGCTCTCGGTGGAGACTTAGCTCCCTGACATAATACACCAAAGGATTAAGCCCAACCCAGCGTTTGTTGGGTTGGGCTTTTTAATATAATACTATGATGAAGTTTGCAAGATTGCTTTTAGAGAGTTACTCTAGACTACATGAAGCCAATGAAGGTTTGATGTGGTTAACGGGTCAGCAGATGCCAGCCCCAGGACAAGAGCTTCCTTTAAACCATCCTACTGGTCAAGGGGTGAAAGACCCTACCATCATACTTTACACTGATGATCAGAATATAGTAAGGGCTAAGGGTGGACCTTTTGGTAGTTTCCCTGTACAAGTTAACGCTATACCTCAAGATCCTGAGCTTAAATCTAAGATAAATAATTGGTATGCTGGAACCGAGGAAGAAGGGGGTGATGAAACCACTCAACAGACAGAAGTTCCTGATGTGGATCCTTATGAGATGGATCCCGTATTCTCTCAACTCAATGAGGAAGATAGAGATAGGTTAAAGAGACTAGACGCCCTACTGCCAGAGACTTCTAAAAGACTTAAATCTATATTTGAAAACGCAAAGGATTCAGTAACGGAAATAAGTGAGCGTAAGCTTCTTCAAAAGGTATTAGGAGGAGCTTCCAGAGGATCGTTAGCCTACAACTTAGAAAAAGAATTATCTAAAGGTAGAGAGGCTGTTAAATTTGAAAGATCAGATTTCATCGGGTTTGCATTAGATCCTGATTTGAAACTTACAGCATTGCAAGGATCTCTTGAAACTATGGAGCAGTTTTCTAAGGCTTTTAAGAATGCATCTACCTGTGAGCAAAGTGTTGACAACATGACAGATGTAGCAGATAAAGTAAGGATAAGTGAATCAGGTAGTATATTCTTTAAAAACTCTTACGAGGCAAACGGTTTCGGTATCTCCTTAAGCATAGCAAAAGAGAACCCTCTTAATATTATGGCTTCTCAATACAATGATAAGCTTGACGCATGTTATAAGGAGGGTGCATCTGACTGGCATATACCTGTTAAAGAGATTAAAGCTAATGCTACTGGAGATGGTGGAAATGTAAGTAACATGATCAAAGAGGTTAGTGAAAAGGTTCAGGTAGCTGCATTCCATTTTGCCAAAGGCAATGTTACTAAAGCGAAAGAGATGATCATGGACATCTACTCTGAGTTCGGTCAAGAAGCTTTCAGAAGATTAGAACTGCGTAAGGACATTGACGCTGGTGAAAATATACTGGACGAGGAATACCAACAGATGATTGATGAGCTAGAAGCTTTCGGAATCAGTGCTGCTGATGATGTTAAGAACTTTGCTAAGGCATACTTGAAATCATACCTGTTAGAGTCAGCCACATTCGCTAAGAACATTGGAGCAGACTATGCAGTAAGGGTAGGTGGTACTGCTGGCAAGGGTGATAAGTCTGATGTTGATTATGTAATGAAGCAGAAGCCTATAAATTTACCTGAAGGTACAGTCATGCACAAAGTCAAATTTGAGAACCTAGCGCCTGAGGTACAAAAAGAAATAGGAACACCTACTCAAGAGCATTACTTCTTGATTAAGGACTCACTTAAAACCTATGGAAATGAAGGTGAGGTAAAGGTTGGAACTGCTTACAGTATAGAGACTGAGGCAGGTAGACTGTTAGACGATGGTGATAAGCATGGATCATATGTTTGGGATGCTTTAGGTGTTGATGATAATACTAAAGCTGCTGGAAAAGAAGTCCTTACAAAGATGCAACGAACTTCATCCAATCTTAAAAAACTTCTAGATAAAGACTTTCAAACAGGATCTATGTCTGTAGGTAATGTTAAGACATTCCTATCTAAACAAATAGAAGAAATGGCTAAACAAGCTGGAGCAGACAGAGAAACTATAAGAGCTATGAAAAAGGTCCTGTCCGATTACCAGAAAGGTGGAGATAATAAGGCTGTCCTAGGTATGCTTGATAGAGAGTTTATGATGTTAAACCTTAAGAATTCTCTAGAGTATAACGACGACGGTACTGTTAATAAAAGAAAATCCCAAGGAGGACTTGCAGCCATTGCAGCATTACAAGCCTCCATGGGAGTAGACAGTACAGGTATTAAACCTCAATCAACCATTCACATACTAGGAACAGGTAATACCTATAGACATGATCAAAATGATTCTATCGTTAATCCATTGCTCGAACTTCTAGACCCAGAATCCCAGCGTAATGTAACCTTAGGATCTTCAAAGATAACTATAGATCAAGATGGATCCTTTGAGATGAAAGCAGGTAAAGGTAGAGCTTCCGGTAATGGGTATGTAAATACCAATCATTTAAAGAAGAACTGATTATGTATCTTTAGAAGGTCATCCATATAGAGCATAATATACT